AGAAGAATTTAGACAAGATGTAAAATATGCAATTAAACAAGATCATCCAGAACTATATAGCAAAATTTTTATGTATGATATCGGTGAAGGCACTGGAAGTAAAGTATGTGATCAATGCGAAGATGGCAAAGACGAAGACGGTAAAGAATGTTCTGAGTGCGGCGGAACTGGATATTCAGATCTTGCTGAAGAATCAGTGAGTCTACAAGAAAAAGATGATGTATTGTTTAAAGTCAAAGATGAAGACGGTGATGTATACCAGATTGTAAAATACATGGGTAGATTACAAGCATTTGATGATGATCCAGACTCAGAAATGGGCGGAGGCATGGGTCCTTATGATTACGATGAAAAGACAAGTACTATTGAACATCCTAAAGATGCGGACCTTAAAGTAACAAAAATTACTAACCAGGCAGAACAGGCAGAACAGGCAGAACAGGCAGAACCACGTCTTGGTGAATCTTGGTTACAAAACTACCAATCAATTCTAGTTCAGAGGTAAGCAATATGAAAAGTTTCGTAACATATCTAAGAGAAACAGAACTTCCAACTCAAGGTGATAACATTGATTTTGAGATGGACGAAACTTGTGTATCTACATATGTATTAGAAAGTGAAGAAGATTACATTGTTGTAGCAGGTGATCCTAAATCTTTTAAAATGCTAGAAGGCTTATTTGAAAGCAGTTTTGGCGACAACTCATTGGCTGACTTACAAATTAAAAGAGATATGGCTGGCAAGAAATCCAAAAAAGAAGAACTTAAAGCCTGGCAAGAAAAATACAACAAATACTTAGGCGGCAATGGTGATAAACTAGCAGATGGTTTTTTCGAAGCATACCTTGATACAGGTATTTTAACTGATGCGACAGAAGAAGATGAATTTAACAAAGCAGTAGATGATGTTTTTGGTGGCGACAGTGCAAGAGCAGAATACGAACTGTTTGGTAATGAAGATTTAAAGAGAAAACATTTGCCAATCACTTATGCAATGCATAAAGAATTTGAAGATATTATGGGCGGACCGGTCGGATCAAGCACAGGACCCGATGACGAAGACAATGTTATGCAAGCGGCAAACATATTAAGTCTATCCGAAGAACAACATGGATATAATAATACTGAAACATCAGTTGACGATGATGTTGAAGATGTCAATGAAGAGTTAAATAGTTTACGTCGCACACTTGGTTTAGATGAAGCTGAGTATCAAGGACGTAAAGTTAAACTAAACAAGCCTATGCAAGGCGATGTTAAAAAGTTTAAGGTATATGTAAAAGATCCAAAAACAGGCAATGTTAAGAAAGTCAACTTTGGTGATCCTAACATGCGTATTAAAAAGTCTAACCCAAAAAGACGCAAGAGTTTTCGTGCTAGACACAACTGCGATAATCCAGGACCAAAAACAAAGGCACGTTATTGGTCTTGTAGAAAGTGGTAATATGCGGGCTAAAGATTTCTTAACCGAACGCAAGCGCCGCCTGCTTCGTAAAAGTACACAACACGCATTACCAGGTGCTCAAACAATGAACACTGACTTTTACGGTGCGTATCGTTTTGCTCTAAGTCTAGCTGGATCTCCAGACGGTGTTGATATGCCTGAAGATGGTCCTACACAAGGACGTATGGTAACACTAGCATATACACAAGGTGAACAAGAGATTATTGATACCGCCAAAAAGCGTATGGGTGTTACTACACAGCATACGTTAACCAAAGGCAAAGGCAGTAACGAACTTCCAGATGTAAACACACAAAGCATCACCGTTGCACAAGGTCCTGTCAAACGTAAAAATCGATGAACGATTTAGAACGTTTAAAAAAACTTGCCGGTATAACTGGACACGCTAACGAAAGCACACTGTTAGACAACATTAGCCATACCGGCACAGAAAAAGCTCAACTACAACGCAAGCACAACATTAAACCAGGAACTGAAGAATGGTTTAAACTCTGGTTTGCCAGACCATATCTAACTGGCGAAAAACCTATTGATTAACCAATCGTAAAATGTAACATAACTGTAATATTTTTCTTCTTGCTCTTTGTTAAATATTCATGTAATATAAAAATTACATTGTGAGTGACGGGGTAAAGCCGTCAAGCAAAGGAGAAAATTATGGATCAACTCACCTTATGGATGGCTGTTGGTTTCTTGTTCGCAGGATACGCAGTTATCGCAAATGATTCCGTACAAACATTAGGTACATGGATCGCAAGTAATAACGAAAAATTTAATTGGAAAGTTATGTGGGGAGCGGCTTCAGCCGTACTCTTATATACGCTTTGGTATGGCTGGTATGTGAATGGTGGAGACATCAGTTACGGCAGACTTAACAAAATTCCATTCCAAGAAATACAATGGTATCACGCAATGGCTCCGGCCTTGCTATTAATACTTACAAGAATAGGCGTGCCGGTTAGCACGTCTTTTTTAGTATTAAGTGCCTTTGCTTCTACATTTGTATTAGAAAAAATGCTTATGAAATCTATGATGGGATATGCAGTCGCGGCTGTGGCGGCGTATGCTATTTGGATAGTAGTAAGCAAGATACTTGACGAAGCAAAACCTGTCAAAGAAGAACACAAGAATTTGTGGCGAATAGGACAGTGGGTAACCACAGGCTTCCTATGGTTTACATGGCTGTCACACGATATGGCTAACATCGCTGTGTTCCTACCTAGAGAGATACCTTGGGATCTAATGATTTTAGTCAGTACTGTATTTGTAATTGGCTTAGGATTTATGTTCCGTGAAGGTGGAGGTAAGATACAAAAGATTGTATTAGAAAAACACAACACAAGATACGTAAGGTCAGCAACTATTATTGATGCTGTGTATTGGGTTATCCTTTGGTTCTTCAAAGAACTAAATGACATACCAATGTCGACTACTTGGGTGTTTGTGGGTCTACTGTGTGGACGTGAACTTGCTATGGCAACTATGACAGGCAAGGAAAAGTTCAAATCAGTGTTTCCACTTGTAACACGAGACTTCTTTAAGATGATGATTGGATTAGGCGCAAGCGTAGGTATTGTGCTGTTTATACATTATCTTGTTGTACCCAATGGTTGGTAATAACAGATAAGTAGTTTTATGAGTAAAGATAAAAATACAAACAAATATACTCAAAGGGAATGGGACCGCACTGTAGGGTGGGGTCCTGTGCCCGATGAATATAAGAATGAAATTGAACAGGAACAAAAAAAGACTTCTAACGAGAAGTCTGAACGTTAACTTTTTGTTCGTCTACGTGTAAAAACTTTAGCCATTCGGCCCGAACACTAATATTGCCAGGCCTCCGACGCCACTTAGCTACCAAGTGATAATATTCAGGATTAACAGGTTCTTTAAGAGGCTTCATAATCTTACTGCCTTTGCGGAAGTTGCATTCCTTACATGCAGTTACACAATTTTCCCAACTGATAATACCACCTTTGCTTTTAGGTATAACATGATCGATAGTTAGGTCTCTAGGACTAAAAACATCAGCACAGTATTGACACTGATACATATCACGCAGATATAGATTATTGCGTGTGAATTTAACATGCTTCATTGGGTTGAAATATTCTTTAGTAACACAAATACTAGGTAATCTAATCTCTGTGCTTGGGCTACGGATCACACGATTTTCGTAATTTTCAACAACTTTTACACGATCCAAAAAGATTAATTTAATAGCCTGTTGCCAGCCAATCACACTTAATGGCAAAATACTGATGGGTTCATAGTTAGCGTTCAGTAGTAGTGTGTCGCTCATAACAATACTTATAGCCCTGTTTGTGAATGATAAGTAACAGTATTATATAGTATTCAGAGGAATAGTAACCGAAATAACATGGCTAAGAGTTTAGAAGGCGTATTGGTTAAACCTGCACACAAGCAGGAAACATATACACAGAATCAGTTGCTGGAATTTGCTAGTTGTGCTGATTCAAAAACAGGCGCTAAATATTTTTTATCAAAGTTTTTTTACATTCAGCATCCTACTCGAGGACGTTTGTTGTATGATCCTTTTGACTATCAAGACGAACTAATCGATATCTATCACGGGTATCGTTTTAGTATTAACTTGCTTGGACGTCAGATGGGTAAAACTACTACAGCCGCAGGATATTTGCTATGGTATGCTATGTTTGTTCCAGATTCGACCATTCTTATCGCCGCACACAAATACACTGGCGCACAAGAAATCATGCAACGTATTCGCTATGCATATGAACTATGTCCTAATCACATACGTGCAGGTGTTACCAGTTACAATAAAGGTAGTATTGACTTTGAAAACGGTTCACGTATTGTAAGCACAACAACTACTGAAACTACTGGTCGTGGTATGAGTATTACATTGCTATACTGTGACGAGTTTGCTTTTGTGCGTAACACTATTGCTCGTGAATTTTGGACTAGTATTAGTCCTACACTAGCAACTGGTGGTAAAGCTATTATTACTTCAACACCAAACAGTGACGAAGATCAGTTTTGGCTATTGTGGACCGGTGCTACTAAAACTGAAGATGAGTTTGGAAACAAAACAGAACTAGGACAAAATGGCTTCAAAGGCTACATGGCTCGATGGAATAGACATCCAGAAAGAGACGATGCTTGGGCTACTCAAGAACGTGCAAGTATTGGTGATGAGCGATTCAAACGTGAGCATGAATGTGAACCAATTATCTATGATGAAACACTTATTAGTGCAGTTAAGTTACTTGAGATGGAAGGTAAAGAACCAGCAGAAAAGCAAGGTGAAGTGCGTTGGTACAAACGTCCAAACTCAAACTGTCAATATGTAGTTGCATTAGATCCAAGTCTTGGTACAGGCGGCGACTATAGTGCTATACAGGTATTTGAAGTTCCTACTATGCTACAAGTTGCTGAATGGAAGCATAATAAAACTCCTATTCAACGACAAATAGTTATAATGAAAGAGATTATTGACTATATTGCAGACATTGTTGGACATAATGAACGCATATATTATAGTATAGAAAACAATACATTAGGCGAAGCAGGACTTGTAACTATTGCTGAGATTGGTGAAGAAAACATACGTGGTATATTTTTAAGCGAGCCAGCTAAAGTGGGCAATGCAAGACGATTTCGCAAAGGATTCACTACAACTGCTAAATCAAAATTGGCGGCGTGTAGTAAATTTAAGATGCTGTTGGAAACAGACAGGATCACAATTAACAGCAAGGCACTGATGAGCGAGCTTAAAAGTTTTGTTGCCCATGGTATGAGCTTTTCGGCGAAGCCAGGTGAACATGACGATCTAGTTATGGCAACATTGTTGATTGTACGCATGGTGCAATACATGCAAAACTTTGACAGTGAACTAGATACTGTACTCAAAGACAGCATGGACGACTTTATCGAACCAATGCCTTTTATAGTGGTGTAAAATATGATTATCGAAAACATACCTCCAACACAGGATTTATTCAGAATTACTGATGTTGTTTCTGCAGGACTTTCCAAACGTATAGTAGAACACGATTGGCTAAGTGAACCTCTCAAAAAACAAGAAGCACAAGAAGAATGGACACGATGGATGGTAGACGATCACAGTCTACTACGTGAAATAGATGCTCAATTGACCCTTAATATTAATCAAATAAATGAAGCATGTAATACGAACTTCTTTGTAGCAGAAGGAACTCGTATGTGGATCGATCCACCGGGATTTACAGTGCCTATTCATTTAGATGGAGTAGTTGACGAATTTACAGGAGATATTAAAGGGGTAGAACAAGCAATGCAGGCATTTTGGCTAGGTCCTGAAGAAACAGGAACCTGCTTTTATTCTACTGCTAGCAAAGATGCAGTTAGATATCGGTTTCCTTTTGAAACAAACACCGCATATTTTATGATTATTACGCCTGATTTATGGCATGGCATGATTGTACCTGGTAAAGATTACAGATTCACTACTTACACATATTTTCGTTAAAGGTAAATAGTATTATGAAAGAACTTGACAGCATAGCAGAAGCACTTTTTGATAAACTACGAAGCCGTTTTGATCGTATAAGTCTTGGTGACAAAGATGCGAAAGCTACAGATGACCCAACACAAGCACGTTTTTATAATTTCGATTACACTGTAAACGACAATAACTTTGGTAATGTTACTGTTAGCATTATCGACGATCAATCACTGAAGATTTACTTTAGCAAAGAATTATCTAATAAACTTACTAAAGAGGAACAAGATGATTGGTTTGCGTTTTTAAAAGAAATGCGTAGATTCTCAAGAAGAAATATGCTAACGTTTGATACTAGAGATATCAATCGCAGTTCATTGAATCTAAGGGACATTAAACAACAAACAACCAATGGCAATTGGAAGTCAAAAGAAGTAGATATTCAGGAAAGTAAAATGTACGGTACTAGAAAGAAAAGCTACGATCACGTTGGAGAAACACGTTTAATCATTAGACATCGAACAGAAGTTGATGAAGATAAGCGTGGCGCACGTAGTCGTAATATTGATGTTATTTTTGTTGAAAATAGTTTAGGTGAGCGTTTTAGGCTACCATTTACAAATCTGCGAGCCGCTCGTGCAGTTGGACAACATGTTGCACACGGCGGAATGATCTCAGATGATCGTACACAAGAGATCTACGCAATGGTAGAAGAAATGCAACAACTAAGCAAGTTTCTACGTGCTACACGTAATGTTGAAGCATTTGAAGACAAAGAAGTTCCTGATCTAGTTGAATGTGCTAGAGAACGCTATTACGAATGTCGCAAAGGTTTAGATAGAATGAGTACACCAAAAGGCTATCAAGCATTTTGGGAAGACTATATGGCACCAGAAATGGTTGAAATGGAAGATGAAGATGCACTCAGAGAGCGTTTTACAAAACGTTTTATTGACCAGCGCATTGAAGAAGCTCTACCATATGTTTACAAAGCATTTGCAAATCGTCCAGTTATAGAAGCCAACGCAACTGAATTTGAAAGCTGGGCCGACAAGCTAACCGAAGGTACTTGGGCATTGCCTGAGAGCGATGAAGATGTTGAGAAGTTTAAGCGTATCTTTGCTAAACCAATTCAGTTTGGTCCAGAAGGTAATGATGCTACATCTGCAATGTATGATATATTTGGTGATGACGATCTTTTTGATGATCTTGGCACACTGGCTGACATTAAAGGTCCAGAAGCCGACGCTCGTCCAACCATTGTAAGATGGTTTACTAATATACACAAAGATATAGTTACTGGTAATGCATCAGTAAGTAGAGACATTCAAGAATCAATGGCTAAGATATTTGAATATCTTAAAACTTGGCAACCAGAAGCAGAAGCTCCAGCAGAAGAACCAACTGACACAGAAGAGCAACCTGCTGAAGAGCCTGCTGACGCCGAAGCGCCAGCTGACGCCGAAGCGCCAGCTGAAGAACCAAAAGAAGAATCAGTAGACAATCTTAAAAAACTAGCTGGCATTTCATAAAATCTATTTTGGTAAAATTTTCCTTTGACTGCTAAATAAAACTAGCATATACTGTGTGTATGTGCTCAGGCAAAAACATTATGGCACATTAAAGGAGAAAACATTATGGCTACATTGGCTGAAATCCGAGCAAAACTACAAGCTCAAGAAACCCGCACAGGCGGTAACACTACAGGTGGCGACAACGCCATTTTCCCTCATTGGAATATTCCAGAGGGCTCAACTTCCCGAATCCGTTTCCTTCCAGACTCTGACACAAAGAATGATTTCTTTTGGGTAGAGCGCAACATGATCCGACTTCCATTCAATGGGATCAAAGGAGACGTTAATAGCAAACCTCAGATTGTACAGGTACCCTGCGTAGAGATGTGGGGCGATAGTTGTCCTATTCTTGCAGAAGTACGTACATGGTTCAAAGACTCAAGTCTTGAGGAAATGGGTCGTAAGTATTGGAAGAAGCGTTCTTACTTGTTCCAAGGCTTTGTACGTGAAAGTTCACTTGCAGACGACTCAACGCCTGAGAATCCAATCCGTAGGTTTATTATTAGTCCTCAGATCTTTAACATTGTTAAAGCGGCTCTGATGGATCCAGAGATGGAAGAACTTCCAACTGATTACGAGCGTGGTCTAGACTTCAGTGTTGTTAAGACCAGCAAAGGTGGATATGCTGACTACAGCACTTCTAAGTATTCTCGTAAGGAATCTGCACTTACTGAAGTAGAACGTGCGGCAGTTGACCAATACGGTTTGCATAACCTTGCTGACTTCCTACCTAAAAAGCCTAACGAAACTGAACTAAAGGTTCTAACAGAAATGTTTGAAGCATCAGTTGACGGTCAGGCTTATGATCCTGACAAATTTGCATCTTACTACAAGCCCAGTGGGTTTCAAGGTGGCGGATCAAATAGTACTTCGAAAGATAGTACTCCAGCACCAGCACCTCAAGCGACACCAGCACCAGCACCAGCACCTCAGCCAGTAGCTGAAGAGCCTGCTGTTGCAACTGCTCCAGTTGCAGAACCTGCAACTGAAGAAAGCGGATCGACTAAGAGGACTGAAGATATTCTTGCTATGATTCGTAGCAGACAAGCTTCTAGCTAAGTAGAAACAAAGAATATTATACTGCGAGTTCCGGCAAAAATCTCCATTCGGTAACCAGCGAGATCTCGCAGATTCTTTTAATAAGGTAGGAAAAAATATGGCTAAACCATTTGACGTAAGTAAATTTCGTAAAGATATTACAAAGTCAATCAACGGATTGACAATTGGTTTCCATGATCCAACAGATTGGATTTCAACAGGAAACTATGCACTAAATTATCTTGTCAGCGGAGAGTTTGACAAGGGAGTTCCAATGGGTAAGGTAACTGTATTTGCTGGCGAGAGCGGCGCAGGCAAAAGTTACTTTGTCTCCGGCAACATTGTTAAAAACGCACAAGAGCAAGGTATCTTTGTTGTGCTAATTGACAGTGAGAACGCACTAGACGAAGCATGGCTACATGCACTAGGTGTTGACACAGACGAGAGCAAACTGCTAAAACTAAGCATGAGCATGATTGACGACGTTGCTAAAACTATTAGCACGTTCATGGCAGACTACAAGAGTATGACCGAAGAAGAACGACCTAAGGTATTGTTTGTTATTGATAGTTTAGGTATGTTGCTCACACCCACTGACGTAGATCAATTTGACAAAGGCGATCTAAAAGGTGATATGGGTCGTAAGCCTAAAGCACTAACAGCATTGGTACGTAACTGTGTTAATATGTTTGGATCGCATAACGTTGGTATGGTATGTACTAACCATACATACGCATCACAAGATATGTTTGATCCAGATGATAAGATCTCAGGCGGACAAGGTTTCGTGTATGCATCAAGTATTGTTGTTGCTATGCGTAAGCTCAAACTCAAAGAAGATGAGGACGGCAACAAAGTAAGCGATGTGAATGGCATTCGTGCCGCTTGTAAAGTAATGAAAACTCGTTATGCAAAACCTTTTGAAGGTGTGCAGGTTAAAATTCCTTATGAAACAGGTATGAATCCTTACAGCGGTCTTGTAGACTTATTCGAGAAAAAAGGAATTCTTCAGAAAGACGGTAATAGGTTAAAATACATCTCGTCAACAGGTGAAGAAACCAAAGAGTATCGTAAAGCGTGGGAACGTAACGAAAACAGTTGTTTAGATTCCATAATGCAAAATTATCGAGAGCCTACCGTTCCGGAGGTAGATACTGAGCTAGAAGAGGCGTTTGAACAAGAGGTTTAATATGAGCGAAGTCGTAGACACGGAAAGTCTGGTAACAACATACACTATCTTAATCGATTATGTTCCATCTGGTAATCGGCAAGGAGCCGCAGATCATTTAATGGGATTACTAGTTGATAGCATGGATGAGATTGAACTACAGGAACTAGTGAAAGCTATTAACTGTGATTATCTAACCAATGCTTATAACGAGTATGATTTTGATGATTATGTAGATGACGAAGACGAAGACGAATGGAAATATGACGAAGAATGATTTATGTGGTATAATCGTGTAGTTAAAGACCTTGGTGAACTGCCTGCATTCATTGCATACTACGAAGCTGAACTTGAAAAAGCACGTAAAGATGCAAAGATATCAGGCATCATTGAAATTAACTTAAAAGAGATGCCAGGAATAACCGAGCACCGTTTTAATCAACTACAAGAGATTGAAGCGGTGCTCGAGTTTCTCAACATACAACTTAGAAAAATTCGACGTAAACATTTCCAAAAATATCTAGAAGGATATGCTCGAGCGTTGAGTAGTAGAGACGCTGAAAAATATGTTGACGGCGAAGACGATGTTATTGATTTTGAAACCCTTATCAACGAAGTGAGCTTGTTGCGAAACAAGTGGTTAGGTATACACAAAGGATTGGATAACAAGCAATGGATGCTCGGACATATTGTAAAACTACGTACGGCGGGCATGGAAGATGTTACACTCCAATAGTATTAGAAAAAATTTAAATCGATGGGAAGCATTACGTGATGCTAAACCTAAAGCAGAATGGCAGGACATGTTTAAGCTACAACGTTGGCAAGCAGAACTAGACATGTATGCACTACAACTTAGACAACTCACGTTATTTGCAGATAACTTAACTGAATACGATATCAAGCAATTAAATCAAGAGTTCAGTTCTAAATTAGATAATTATAGTAAACAAGTAACATTGGATATTCTCAAACATGGATCATTTTGTAAGCCCTCATCAAAGTCATCTGCATAGTCTTAAAACACTTAATCAAATATATCAGTACGATAGTTTTCTTGACAGTATTAAAAACATTGCAGACTTTGGATGCGGATCAGGATTAGACACTAATTGGTGGGCTACGCTTTCTACTAGAGATGATCCTCCTCAGCCTAGAAACTATAATGTAGCTTCTGTTGATATAGTAGACAAAGTAGACCCAAAAGTTAAAGAACTAAAAAATGTTAAACTAATAACCAACGACTTCGAAAAAGAAGGTGTTGTTGGCAATTCAATTGATTTGTTATGGTGCCATGATGCGTTTCAATATGTAGTGAATCCATTACAAACTCTTTGTAACTGGAACAAGATGATGGTCAAAGATGGAATGTTAATCATCATTATGCCTCAGTATGCAGGATATGTCAACAACAAAGTTCATTTCCGCATATACAACGGAACACTATATCCACATAACATTGTTAATTTGATGTACATGCTAGCAGTATGTGGCTTTGATTGTAATGATGCATTTTTTAAAGTAGAGGTACATGATTATGTTCCTTGGATTCATGCGGCAGTTTACAAAGCAGGAGACCCAATTGATCCTAAAACAAGTTTGTATCAACTAGCAGACATGCAGTTGTTAAATCCAAGTGCAACAAAAAGTTTGGATGCTAATGGATATATTAGACAAGAAGACTTAATAACAAGTTGGTTTGACAAGGATTGGCACAGACACGTATTATGAAAGTATCACTAGTAACAGGTGGGTTTGATCCTATACATAGCGGTCATATCGAAATGATACGTGCCGCTAGAGAATATGGCGAACAAGTTTGGGTTGGCGTAAACAGTGACGAATGGCTTGTTCGCAAAAAAGGTTTTGTGTTTATGCCCTTTCAAGAACGGGTGTCTATTATAAAAGCACTGGCTGATGTAGATAAAGTTATTAGCTGGGACGATTCAGATGGAACAGCAAGTGGTGCAATCTTTAAAGCACTGAGTTTGGGTGCTAGTGAAGTAGCATTTTGTAACGGCGGCGATCGGTCTGACGTACAAGCTCTTCCTAAAGAAGAGCGGTTATGGGCATCGCATCCTAAGTGTGAACTTGTTTTTGGTGTTGGCGGCACTGACAAACGCAATAGTAGTAGCACACTAGTAGAAAACATACAAGCACCTAAAACCATGCGTCCGTGGGGTTATTATAAGGTAGTTTTTGAATCAGAAGGTGTTAAAGTTAAAGAATTAGTAGTCGATCCGGGACAGAAATTATCTATGCAACGTCATACCAAGCGCAGTGAGTTTTGGATGGTATATAAAGGACATTGTGTAGTCAATACTCCAGATGAAAAGCAAGAGCCCACAGTTATGGGTCCTATGCAGAGTACGTTTATTCCCAACACAATGTGGCATCAGTTAATGAATCCATTTCCTGAACCTTGTCATGTTGTTGAAATTCAATATGGGAAAGAATGTGTTGAAGAAGATATAGAAAGATGGGAAGAGTAATTACTACTCTTCCCAATAATTCTTAGTTAGATATATTCCAACGCTTAAGAAATTCTTTTTGTGTGTCTGGATCAAGTTGATGCCAATGCTGACGAATAACATTCTGAGCATGCACTTCGCCCCAGGCTTCCATCTTAGCCCAAAACTTCTTACCAAAGCCTTTAAAAGGGTTGTCTAATGTGATTGTTTTGTCAAGTACTGTTACGGTCATAGGTTTAATCCTCTTAATTTATTATTACCAAAATGGTTACCATAGCGAAGATTGTGAAGTCTGCGCTCTAGATCTGCATGATCTGTAGATTGTCCGAGATATTCTTCAATATCTCGAGCATTGTTAATACTTTCGAAGAAATTCGCCACTGCTCGTAACGGTAATGTCATCCAATATAGGATTGTATTCATTCTTTTTACTCCTGTATGTGTATGTGTGCTTGAGGAGAGCAATACCCCGGTCTCTTCCGGCGTCACCACGATACCTGTCTTTCAGTACCACTTGTAAGGCATGGGATATGCCCTAGTCTTTCCTAGTGCCACTCATTTTTTATGAGCTGAGGTCGCTCAATGTTATTTATTGTAGTAATGCCCAATTTACAACAGTTGTTTGGGAAAAACACTATTGCTATTTTAGCATTAATACACTAATCTGATAACAAATTGTTAACAGATATGCAATAATACGTGGTATTTACCTGTTGCACTGCAAAATAATTTAAAGTTATAAAATGGCAAACTAACGGTTGACATCACTAAGTAAGTCTGCTATATTATACAAACTAAACAAAGGTGAGGTGACTGAGAGGCCGAAAGTGGCAGATTGCTAATCTGTTGTACCTAGCAATGGGTACCCAGGGTTCGAATCCCTGTCTCACCGCCACTCTAAAAAGGATATGTTAATGAAGTTAATAGATAAGTTATCAAAGGTCGATGAAGATATCACCATCAGACAACTAGACAACGGTTTTGTATTTGAAGTCGGTGGTCGTGACGATGACGATGAATGGGCAACGGCAAAGATTGTGTGTAACGATCTTGCAACTGTTCAAAGTTTAGTTGAAGAAGCAACAAAGTTACCTCGCAATACCTAATAACATTTAAGTTGGTACACAATATGTCTGCCCTTAGCTCAGCTGGATAGAGCAACAGCCTTCTAAGCTGTGGGTCAGAGGTTCGAATCCTCTAGGGCAGGCCACCGCCCACGTGGTGAAATCGGTAAACACAAGGGACTTAAAATCCCTCGGCATCTGCCTTGTCAGTTCGAGTCTGACCGTGGGCACCAACTTAAAGGAGAATGGTATGTGGATTGATGTAAATGAAAGATTGCCTAAAGTAGGCGAAAATGTTTGGTACTATTTCGAAATAGTAGGCATTCATAGAGGATGGTATGAAGGTATATACGTAGATGACTATGGTACTGAATATCCTGACATGCATGTATTTGCATGTGACTATGGATGGTTAACTGGTGATGTAACTCATTGGCATCCAGATCAAGATGAGGAGCCGGTATATCCGACTGTTCATTAAGTTGTAGACGACCCCTTCGTCTAGTGGTTTAGGACACCGCCCTTTCACGGCGGTAACACGGGTTCGAATCCCGTAGGGGTCACCAAGGTCCTGTAGTTTAATGGTAAAACACCCGCCTTATACGCGGTTAGATGTCTCCAGATTAGAGAGCGATCCCGGTTCGAATCCGGGCAGGACTACCAACTTTTTGTATAACAATGTTATCTAAACAAGATTATTCACATATCAATACAGCGTTTGAAATCGCTAAGAGCACCGAGCGTGTTCGCGGTAGTCGTATGGCAGCGGTTCTTGTACGCAAAAACAAGGTAGTAGGTGTGGGCTTCAATCATATGAAGTCGCATCCGTTTCAGACCAAGTATGCTCGGAATGAACACGCAATATTCTTTCATGCTGAAACGCATGCTATTAAGAATGCACTACAGTCACTTAACGTTGATGATTTAGAAAAGTGTACCTTATATATCGCACGAGCTCGTAAAGGTGATGGCAAAGATAAGCGCCATTGGGAATATGGTTCCAGCAAGCCTTGTACAGGTTGTGCTCGTTGTATCAATGAGTTTGGCATTCGTCGTGTAGTCTATACTGAAAACGGAAACGAAGTGGTCATGCTCGATAATTATGATCTAGATATTAAAGGTTATAAATGACTTTGATAAATATGTTATCATGAGATACTTAGATTTTAAATTACTACCAGAAACTAGAATGTATGTAGAAGCAAATTCTGAAGCCGAGACTGCTAAGAAGGATTTAACTACATTAGAAAAAGTACTCACCGATCTGCCAGCAGAACAGAGTCAAACCAAAGAAAATGTTATCGGCAAATTACAACAGATGTCATCAGCTGTACAGAATTTTATTTCTAAAATAGTTGGACATCCTGTAAAAGAAGATAAACTTGATGATTCTATTGCAGGTCTAATAGACACTTTAAAACAACAAATACAACAAGTAGAAGATTCTGATATAGATGAATCTGCAAAATCAAAGTTTATTGCTCCTATTAGGCAAAATCTTGAAGCACTTACAGGTCAAGTAGAAAAACTTACTAAAGTAAAAGACCAAGCAGTTGCTACCGCTGAAGAAGCAAAAGCATTTGTTCAGCAAGTAAGTGGATACTTAGTTACTCTAGGAAATAAAGTACAAGGTTATACTGAATCTGACCTAGAATCTTTATCAGGCAAAGAAAGAGCTTTAGCTAAATCTGCCGCAGTAAATGCTCAAAAATTTAGCAACACACTTAAACAGGCTTTGTTTGGTAAGATTGTTGATATTCAAGAACAAGGTATTAAACCAGACGATATCAAAACATTCTTGCAAGCATGCGTTGACGGTGAAGTTATTGATATGAAGCAATTAATTAATAACAGCACAGGAAACGTCAGAGACTTTGTAAAAGAACAGCACCTACGAATGTTTGATATATTCGTTAATCAGAATATATTCAGCTATAGTCCTGGGTCAACTTCTGGCAACATTGGCCCTGGAGAGATGGCACTTTCAATGATGGGTAACCCTGCAGAAAAAGGAAAAACTGGAGATCTACTAATTGATGGAAAAGAACTTGAAATCAAAGCAGGCGGCGTTAAAGGATCTGGTGGCAGATTGAATAGTAAAGCGTTGACTAAACCTACTACAGGATGGAAAGTTTTTAGCAAACATATCTCAGAGATATTACAAAATGCACCTGACGAACCTCTAACCCGTGTGCCTAATGTAAAGACTGGCAAAGTAGTAACTATTACTAAAAGTCTAAAAGGATGGGATGGAAACTTCAAATCAGCTTCAGGTAAAACAGGTAGTGCTTATAACTTCTTACCAACGATTATTCCTTTGCTAAATTCAGAAGTACTAGGACCTTACAGTGATAAACAAAAAACAACTGAGTTGTTTGTAGAATCGTTTAAGGCAATGACAGGCAACTGGGACCAACTAAAGATAGAAGGTACTACACCAGAAGCATTAATCGCTGATGCTGTTAAATCTGATGGTACTACAGAATTTGTTGACATGGCAAAAGCATGGGCTAGAATTGCATACGAAAGTTATCATTTAGCAGACGGTATAGAATCGATTATGTTCTTACGTACAGATACTCTTAACTTTGTTATTGTGGATGACGGCACTGACTTTATAAGAAACTTTGGTAATCTTAAAGTCTCAGGTTTTGTTTGGAATGATGATCAGCAAAATCCAACACCTGGATTCCTGCCAGCTACATAGAATCTTTAATAATCACTTCCCACACAAGTAATACCCAAACAGGTAACATCCATGCGAGTGCTAACAGTAAAACTCCGTTTGGATTTGACATGATTATACTATAGATGATTAGGGTCAATAGACCCAATGCTAATTTAGAATTCATAATTACTTAACCTTTAAACCAACTTTTAACTTTAGCCCAGAGACCTTTGCGAGGTTTTTCAACTTCGACAATTTTGTCAACTTCCACAAGTTTCTCAACTTCGACAACTCGTTCGACAACCTTTTCAACTTCGACGATCTTTTCAACTTCGATTGGTTTTTCAATTTCTACCACACGTTCCACTTCACGCTCTATAACAACAACTTCAGGAACTTTGGTGTTATCAATTTCTTCTTGGGTAGGTAATTTGATTTCTTCTTGACGTTTTAATTGCTGAACTCTTTGAAATGCAATATCAAATGCTGTTTTACGTTGCACATTGATTTCATGTATCATGCCTTGAGATATTTCGTCAGCAGTTCCAACTCTTTTTAGTATGCGATTCCCAGCTTCTAAGATACGTGTCTTATCCCATGGGATATCTTGATTAGTGAGTGTGATGTGTATAATGCTCTGCCCTCCAGAATTTAGCATCAGCACATTGTTGTTCAATGTGCATTGTCCACCTTGCTTGGCAATGAGATCTACCGGACCTACTGTTTGTGCAGTATAGTGCGGTGCGCTCATTTTGAGCAGTTCATTTTCAGCTTCTTGTAAGTTCATAACTTAATATTTAACCGTTTTATATAGAAAATAATATGAAATCTTTCGGTTATGTTAAATAGAACTACCACAGCCTAGCGTAATTTGCTGTGGTTTTCATTGAGTATGTGTTATATACTCATATAACATACACACATTCAAAATAAAACTAAGGAAGGTAAAAGATGAATAAATTTAGTATTATTGCTGTCTCTATGCTAGCAATTTTCGCTACCAATGGTGTTGTAGCTGACGAAGCTAAGACACCAGTAACTGCAAAAGTTTTTGGAGAAGTTCGTGCATTTGTTAACGTAACTAGCCAAGACAATGTAGATGCTAGTGTTGAAAGCTCCAGCTCAAAAATTGGAGTGGTAGCAAACGCCGATGCTTCTGATAATATCAGTGTGTTCGGTGAACTAAGTGCTGACGTTGATGTTAATAGCAGTAGTGCATTAACAACTCGTTTTGGATATGCAGGTGTCAAGCACGATACACTTGGTGCAATTAGTCTTGGTAAGCATATGAGCATTATGGAAATCTTTGTTGATAAAGGCGATCAGTTTTTCGAAGGCGGAAACGCAGGCGTACAGAAGCAAGACTTCTATCAATCAAACAGTGTACGTTACATGAACAAGATTGGCGATATTGAAATCGGCGGACTTGCTGTGATGACAGACGATGCACAAAATGAAGCAATCGACAGTTTTCAGATTGGTGCAGGTTACGCTGGTATTGGTATTGCATATGCATATAACAATTTAACAGATATCGGACACTATGGTATTGGTGCTGAACGTAAGTATGGTCCAATTCTATTAGCTGGTAGCTTGAGTATGCAAGATGCGACGACAGACGTAATCGGGTATGAAGCAGTTGTTGGTTATGATGTAACTGACGCAGTAACTATCAAAGGTGGTTACAGTGACACAGATGCGGCAAATGATGACGGTGTTATTACTGGCGGAACAGAATACAAGTTTGGCGACAGTGGTGCAGTGGCATTTGCAACAGTTGACTACGACAATGATTCAGAAGACTGGACAGCTCGTAGTGGTATTAGTCTTACCTTCTAAGAAAGTAAATATAATATCAAACTCAAATAAGCAGGGTTCATCCCTGCTTATTTTTTGACTACTAAATACGTGAAAAGCAAATCAAAAGGTTTTTCAATGACACCCAACGAGCTCGAACATGCAAACAGATTATTCTGGATTGTAAAGGGACGACTAGTTCCAAAAGGTTGGAGCGATAAAACTATCCAAGATATGGTTAGAGACTATACCAAACGTGTATGGTATAATGAAGAATCATATATCTACGAAGAAGGTTTTGAAAAAGCCTGGCAAAAACACTTGACAAATCCTCTTAACTAGCGTATAAATAATACTGCGATGTTGAAGCAATTCAAACGCTATACAGGACTCGGGGGCAGTACCCGACGCCTCCACCATAAACACATGAGGATATCATGAATTGGGATTGGCACTGGATTAGTTGGTTTAAAGGAACTCCTTTTCAATGGGGCGATTTTAAATTAAATAGTGGAAATCCTTATAAAAGTTATAGATTTGGACCATTACTTATTCGTGTGTTTATGAGGGGGGCGAAATAGGATCGACTGGTAGTTAATAGGAGAGTGGAGTCGTCCCGATGTAAGCTGGGTTAACGCGAACAATACTATAATTGCAAACGATAATTTTGCATCTGAGGATTTTGCCCTAGCGGCATAATTGCTCTGGGCGGGACCTGCCTGGAAACAGAAGTGCCACTTTGATTTGGGGTAAAATGAAAGTAGTTAAAGTTGACAACCGTTATCAATATATTGTTTATAGAGACGATGGTACAGTAGCTTTGGTTACATCTAATAGTAAAATTGCTCAAGACTATATTAAAAATAATACAATACGATCAGGTTATCAAGAAGACAACAAATGAGATATATTTGGATTAGTGGTGATAGTTTTTGTTGGCAACGAAAAAATCCAGAAACAGATTGGCCTCTTATACTAGCTAATCAATTAGAACTAAAACTCGAAGGTGAAGGGTTTCCAGGACAACACTGGTGGCCCGTTATGAAAACTTTACTAGACTACGCTCAAACTGAAAAGTTCTCACGAACCGAATATTTTATAATCTGCCACACAGACTGTGACAGACTTATTACACCACCTGATATTAAAATAGTTAGACAAGAGCAGTTTACACTTAAACAACGTGAACACATCAGTGAAATATATTTCAAATATATCTACAGTAGAGAAATGATACAGTGGATGTCTGAGATGTATTTCAAAGATCTAAACCGAATACTAGCAGATAAAAAACCTATCTATCTAAACGTATTTGGTGAGCTTGGCGAAGGTTTTGAAACAGATAAGCATCTGTTTAATAGCATTTTAAACGGAATGAAAACGTCTCCAGATCAAAATCTCAGAGATTTTTGTATGCATGACTATGATGCATACGGGCCTGACACACACCCAAATCATTTTACACCTGATCAAAATCAAAAATTTGCTGACATACTGTTCAACAATATACAAAACTACACGCCTAATTCGTTTGTGCAAGATTTGGATTCGTTGCATAAATAATTCTACCAAATACATACAATTGGTAACTTAGTAGTTGACATCGCTAAGTATTAACGTTATATTACAGTTATAACACAGACACACACAAGGAGAATATTATGTCTACAAATAAAAACCCATTCGAAATCCGTTTAGAACTACTAAAAATGGCTAAAGAGATGATGGATCGTCAGTATGAAGATCAGATCAACTTAGCACATCATGCTATGGAGCAGTTTAAAGAACAAGGTCAGTCAGTAACTGAATTTTTTGAAACTTATACTCCAAAGATGTATCAGCCAAAAGAAGTCATGGAAAAAGCCAATGAGCTTTATACTTTTGTTACTAAAAAGGACTAATACTTTTAATAACACCTAAGCGGTAATGGGCCCATTGGGCCCATTACTTTTATAAGGAACTGGCATGCAACACATATTGTTATTTGATGTAGACGGAACACTTACTCCCAGTCGTCAACGAATCGATGAAGAATTTAGACTTTGGTTTTACGATTTCGTATGGAAACGTAATTATCATATAGGATTGGTTACAGGAAGTGACTATCCTAAAACAGTTGAACAACTTGGTAGAGAAATTTGTGAACGTGTTGGACGATCATTCAATTGTTTGGGCAATGATGTTTGGGCACAAGGTAAGAATGTCTATACTAATCCTTGGCACTTGCCAGCTGAAGCAGAATTCTTTCTATTAGAAAAACTTTTTCAAAGCAAATATCCTATTCGCACAGGAACACACATTGAGCATAGACCCGGTCTATGCAACTTTAGTGTAGTTGGACGTGAAGCAACACAAGAACAGCGTCAAGAGTATCATGCGTTTGATAACCAGGATGGCGAACGCATTCGTATTGCTACAGAACTAGGCGTTCACTTTCCAGACTTAGAAGCTCGTGTAGGCGGGGAAATATCAATTGATATCTATCCCAAAGGTGCCGACAAGCAACAGGTAATCGATACACTAGAAGGCGATTACACTATAAAGTATTTTGGTGATAGAACTGATCCAACAGGAAATGATCACACAATCGCCCAGCGCATCATAAACGACAGGCTGGGCGATGTATATACAGTAACAGACTGGAAAGAAACTTGGGAGTTACTCCGTAGTCTTTAGTTCCACCATGGATGGTTATGGCTGTAACGTCTTTCGTTGTTATATCCATAATTATATGCATGTTGCATTTCATGTCGATTCTGACCTGCTCTACAAGCCTGTCTATTACGTGCTTTGTGATAACGTAAGCATGGATCAAAGTTTTGAGGCTGTTGGTATATCACACGTTGCTTTGGACGGTGTGGTCTATGAATATCATGATATTCAACAGTTTCTCTGTATACTCGACGAGTATGATGGTTGTGTCTGTGGTTGGCAATGTTATCACCAACTACGGCACCTAAGAGTGTACCGCCAATAATAGCAACGTTACGATTCTTATGCCCTTTGGTAATAGTACTTCCTAGTATACCACCAACAATACCACCTAGCAACAGACCTGATTGGTCGTCTGCTTTGGCTGTACTAACATTAGCAGTTGCTAAAGCTAGTGCGGAAGTAGCTATAATAAGAGATTTTTTAAACATGTGCTCTCCTTCTGATATTTAACTTTATTACTTAGCTTATATATTAATATACTATAATATAATAGGTTTGTCAACCAAAAAAAAACCGTTTAGAAAAACTAAACGGACATGTTGGCGCCTTATCCCAACTTGCGAATCTTTTTGTTAAAAATATTTATCTTTTTTGCATTTTTTGGTTGACTTTCGGCTATTTGGTGCTATACTGTATATAACAGTTAGGAAATAGGAGAACAACAGATGACAAAGACTTTCGAACAAGAAATGGATTACTTTAACAACTACAAAGATGCTAATGGTTTTGAAGCTATTTTTAGCATGTACGATGAAGGAATTGAATTCGATAAGCCTCATAACATCAAAACTCCAATGGTCATTCGTAATAAGTGTGATGTTTGGGGTTATGATACTTCTGCTGTTTGTACTGGTAAAACATGGGGTGATGTCTACCAAGCATGTGATGCGGCAATTCGAAATGCCGTTGATAGTGAAGGTAACAGAGACCACCACGTTTTTATTGAAGATCTTGAAGTTCAAGATGATGGTTCATGGAAGCTAGTAACTGGTTCTTAACTAACTGATATGGGCCCGATGCGAGGGCCCGTGTCAAACACTGCATCGAAGTGATTAACGCCCATGGAGATGTAGACGAAACGTATATACTATACAAAGGAGATGTTCCTGGATAGCTCAGTTGGTAGAGCAAGCGGCTGTTAACCGCTCGGTCGTAGGTTCGAGTCCTACTCCAGGAGCCAACAAAGTTAGACGGAGCTACGGCTTCGTCTAACAGTTTTTAAGGATGGAATTATGAATACAGTTGTAATGGTCACTATGCTCGCAGGAGCAATTATTGGAAGAGCAGAATTTGCTGATATGGATACGTGCTTGAAACAAGCAGAGCATGTTCGCACTCAGAGCGTTGCCGCACAAATGGCTAAAAATTTTCCTGATAGTCACGGAGAATGGATGGATGTTGCTTGTACCTATCATGTCAAAGAGCCTAACTTTAGCAAGTATACTAAGAACCTAGTAGAAATTTTAGACTTGTTAATGATGGATCAGATTACTGCTGAAGAAGCTTCAGATCGCATTGGCGTAGATTCTTTGAAGATTTTAGAAGAACTTGAAGAATATAATCGTATTCAAGGAATGGTTAATCAACAAAATCTAAGGAAATAGATATGAGCATGCATCTTGTTGGTCCATACATGACCACTACAAACTATAAAAAGCGCAAGGCTAAGAAAAAGACCAAATCGCAACTTGAAGCTGAAGCACGTCATGCAAAGTTTCTCAAGAGTGTTGGTTATACTGGCAACAACAACGACTATCGTTCTGCGATGCCCAACTACAAATCAGATCGCAACATTGCTCCAACGTCAGATGTGATTGCCACACACAACTCTGCGACGGCAAAGAAACAGCCCAAGGTATATACAGGTACACTTATCAAAGGTATTGCAACCATGCACAAAAGTAATGCCGTTCCTGTAACCAGCAGAGAAGATGCTATTGCAGTTTCGAATATGAGGAGAGGTTAATGAGAAAATTTGTTTATGATTCGTGGAATGGGGTTATGAATGCTGACATGAATCCTTTAAAGCACATTCCAGATTTACATGTTAGGCACATGGTATTACAGGTTCTAGCATGGATGTGGTGTCTAATTTTTGCAATGATCGTAGGTAGCTGGACAGTATGGGGAATTAGTGTAATTTCACATCTACTCTTTATTGCAGGCATCGTAGTAACTGTAGGAACATTTGCAACAGCGAAACAAGCACCAAATAGTTTTAATTTTATTAAAGGCTATCATAGTTTAGGAAGAAGCCGCGGAACTATCTGGGTAGACGGCAAACGTGTAACATTACCTAAAGGAGATCCTGGTGGCGAACACGAATAATGAAAACAATAATACACATAAACAAAAATCTAAAACAGTCAAACGACAAACACGGTAGAACTCTGCCTGTGTGTCGTGTTGAAGTAGAAGGCCAGACTTGGTATGGAAGTAGTGTAGATATACTTGGACCAAGTTCTATGATATACTCACCAGACAAACCTAGAAAGTGTGGTGCAAAACTTTGGATCGAAACTGATGCTAAAGTTGTTATACATGATAAAACAACATTTAAAGAAATGAAGTCATGAAGATAAAAAGGTGTGGTGTAATCTTTAAAAATCGCCGATCCTACTAAATATTGTATACAGAATAGTTTTAGAAGCTAGGACAGGAATGTATACTACAAAAGTTAAACCGCTACTTTTTAAGTAGCGGTTTTTTTTATAAATACGACTGGGGAGTGAAGGATTTATGAAAACTGTATTAACTACAGCGATTTTCTGCTTGATAGTCTTTGGGCAAGCATTTGCTAGTGAACTAACACATTCATGGTCAAGTCCTACGTTTAGTGGACAAGGATACAGTAGTCATGTATTGACTATTGAAAACCTAACACATCAACGAAAAAAGGATCTTAAGTCTGCTGAAGAATCTGCCAAGCGTGAAGCAGAACGTGATGCTGAAAATACAAACATAAACAAATTCCTTAGAAACTTTGAAAGTCGCGTTTATGCTGAATTGAGTAAACAACTTAGTGAGAAACTATTTGGCGAATCAGCTGAAGACAGCGGCACTATCGAAATAATGGGAAATACCATTGAGTATAGCAGTGATGGATCAGTTGTAACTATGATTGTAACTGATGCTGATGGAACTACTACTACTCTTACAGTACCACTAAGTGGATTTGGGTTTTAATGTTAAAGATTTTAGCAACTATATTATTTGCATTTAGTTTGACTGGGTGTGCAGGTACACTTAGCAAAGTTTCGCCTCCTAGTACTGCAATTACACCTGTAACCAAAGGACTCAAAGACTTTCCTAAAATTGGCAATGGCAAACCAGTAGTTGTAGCAGTATACAGTTTTACAGATAAAACAGGGCAACGCAAGCCTTCAGATTCATTTAGCAATATCAGTACTGCGGTAACTCAAGGTGCAGAAATATATTTAATAAAAGCACTAGATGACCTAGCCGACGGAGGTTTCTTTGATGTAGTTGAACGTGGAGGAATGGAGAGTCTGGTTAAAGAACGACAGATTATTAGACAAGCAAGAGAAAAGTTTAATCCCGAAAAAGGATTAGGACCACTTAAATTTGCTGGTGTTATTATAGAAGGTGGTGTTGTAGGATACGACACAAACAAATACACAGGCGGAGTAGGCGCTCGTGTAATGGGAATAGGCCCACGAACAGAATGGCGTGTAGATGTTGTTACTGTAGGTATTAGAGCAGTAAGTGTTCTAACAGGCGAAGTTTTACTAGCAGTAAGTGCAGAAAAAACAATTATAAGCACTGCTACTGCTATTAATGTTTTCAAGTTCTATGATCTTGGAACAAAGGTACTTGAGATTGAGGCAGGTACTTCTACGAATGAACCTGTAAACTATGCTGTAAGACAAGCAATAGAATACGGAGTAATTCAAATGGTCAAGGAAGGAAAAAGAAAAGGATACTGGAATTTCGATAGTACAAAGATTCCAGAAAAATTTATTGAAAAAGAGGACCGTTTAAACATAACAAAAGTTAAAAAATAAACGTCACTCTGGGAGGAGCAACTACGATGAGAAGCGTAGTATTAGGAGGAGCAGTTATTATACTTTCAGCAATGTTAAGTCCAGCATTTGCTGATAACTTGATCTATATGGATCAGTCAGGTAGTAATGCCTCTATTAACATTAATCAGGACGGTTCAAGTAACCGTGTTGGTGCAAGTGGTGATGACAGCGTCAGTGACGGTGCTACAACCACTATGGACATCGATCAAGTTGGTACAAGCAACGAATTAGATTATGATATCTATGGCGATAACGCCAACATTACTTCTAACATAACCGGTAATTCATCAGACGTTGATGTACAGGTTGGTACTACAGGTGGTAGCAACGGTGGATCAGACGATGTTAACATTACTATTAACGCAAGTGGCGGTAACTCAAACACAGTTAGTACTAATGTAGGATCAGTTGATAGTGGCGTTGATGATGTTGACATTGATGTTGATATTACTGGCGGAAGTAACAGTGTAACAATTACAGAAAATTCAACAGCAACGAGTATTACAGACAAGCTCACAGATGTTGATATTATTGGTAGCACTAACACTGTAACAATTACTAAAAGTGGTGCATCACAGCATGATACCACAATCAATCAAACAGGTTCGAGCAGTACATTTAGCGTGAACCAATCAGGAGCGGAAGCGAGTACTGTAGATGTTACAACGTCAGGGTCTAGTTCTAGCGTTACTATTACTGTTACAGATTAATTCTGTAACCGTGGCGCATGCCGCAGTAGGAAAAGTTGAACAGCAGATAGGAACTGCTGAAGTGTTTCGTGGTGGCGGCAAGAACACCAGCGAAATAGGCTTTGGCATCGAAATGCAAGATGATGTCAGAACAGGCAACGGTGTTGTAGGTATAGGATTTGAAGATAAAACAAAAGTTCGTGTTGACAAACACTCAAAGTTAGTTATAGATGATTTCATCTATGACCCCAAGAAACCTAATGCAAGCAAACTAGGATTAAAAATTGCGCTAGGTACAGTCCGATACGCCAGTGGACTTATTGCTAAACAGAACCAACAGTCTGTTAGTATCCGCACTCCCACTGCTTCTATTGGTGTCAGAGGAACAGCATTTAGTATGACCGTGGATGAAATTGGTCGTTCATTGGTCATACTATTGCCAAATCCAGACGGCTCAGTAGGTGAGATTTCTGTCACCAGTGATATTGGAACTGTAATTATGAATCAAGCATTTCAAGCAACACTAGTAACTGCCACCGAACGAGCCCCTGTAAAACCAGTAATCTTAGATCTAACAGAAGCACAAATTAATAATCTTTTAATAATCAATCGTCCACGTAAAATTGAAAAAGAATACGAGACTGATGATCAATCAACCAACATATTAGATTTCAACGAGTTGGATATAGACTTACTGGCTAACAATGAGCTTGAAGAAGAACAGCTAGTATTTACAAGACTAGATTTTAACTTATTAGATGTTGATCTACTGGCTAATATACTAGACATTCTGAATCAGAGACTTTACGAAACCGTAGATCGTTTTCCTAAGGATCCAATTGTGGCAGGTGCTTATGAACAAGGTAGCACACAGATATTTGGTGGCGATGGAGAAGAATGGGAAATATATAGACAAGTTGATGGGCGTGTTGTAAGCATTGTCACTCCTAGTTCACAAGGCACTAGAATAACATTAAATCAGGCAGGAGTACCTGAACTGGTTCTTCATACTACAGAAGGCGGAAATGATTCTCAAATTTTTATTACTCAAAATTAGTATCGTGATCTTCGTGGGAGCGGCCCATGCTGATAATATAATTAGTATTGGACAGATCGGCGATAACGTTACGTTAGAATTAGTTCAAGATGGTAGTAGAAACACTATTACGGGTTTAACCACTACAAGCAAGTTGGATGGCGACAATATGGATGTGTCAATCAAACAATATGGTAACGATCACGTCGCGAAGGGTAACGTAGACGGATATGATAATACTCTAAATTCTTATCAGGGCAATGGTCAAGATAATAACACAACCCATGCTGAAGTTATAGGTGATTATAATAGTTTAGACGTGCGTCAAGGTAAACACATGGACGGTACAACTGATGATGATGAAACTGGCGACCATGAGGCTTATTGGACTGTAACAGGAGATAGTAACACTCTTGTAAGCGCACAAACTGATGTAAACAGAGGTGGAGGCGGCGGCGCCGGTCATTACCTAAATAACACAATTACAGGCGACAGTAATATATTAAACCATACTCAAATGGGCAAAGCAGGACATACAGGTTATGTTGATATATCAGGCAGTTCAAATACTGTTGACTTATATCAGAGAGGAAACGGCGGTCAAAAGACAGCTGATATAGATTTAAGTGGTGACGGTCATTCAGTTGATATAAGTCAACGAGGGAGTAACAGTGCTAGTGCTACTGTTGATCTTACAAATGGCGGAGGTGGGTATGATTTTACCCTTTCACAAGATGTTACTACAAGTCCTGCAAGTTATAGCTTGACAGGTACATGTGTAACAATATCTGGATGTACAGTATCAGTAAATCAAAGCAATTGATTGAGGAGGAATCAATGAGTGGAGAATTTAATCAAGACAACTATTATACAGAGAATTATAAAAAAATAATGTTATGCCTAGGACTTTTTGTGGTATTGGCATGTGCTTATGTAACATTTCTCTATTTTGAATATAGAGTAGAAAATGCTCTCTGGGAAACAGTTTTTATTAGCCCAACACATTTTTGGAATCAGGTTCCGGTTTGGGAATGGAAATCTGTATTCAACTAAATATGTGTGATGGGAAAACTTCTAACTAGCACATGGGTTGCATTGTTAACTCTATTAATCTTAGTAACACTTCGTGTCTGGGATCCTACACCTGTTGAAACACTGAGATTAAAAGGCTTTGATTATCTTCAAAGCACAGAACAAAAATCACAAAGCAAAGATATTGTACTACTAGACATTGGTGAACCCAGTCTAGAGGCATTTGGTCAGTGGCCCTGGCCCAGAGATTATTTTGCAAACATAATGATGAAGTTGCGTGAGAACGGCGCACAACTTATTACGTTTGTAGTATTTTTTCCAGAACAAGATCGCATGGGCCAAGATCAGGTATTTGCAGATATACTAGCACAAGATCCATACACCATGCTAGCACAAACAGCAACGGATCGTGCGCTCAAAACTCATGGTAAACACATTGCCGCAAATTGGATAGGCGACGATCCCAAACCTTGGTTATACAACTGGCCCGGTCTAGTAAAGAACATTGACTTATTAGAAAATGCTGCCAAAGGTGTTGGTATGGTTGCAGTAGCACCTGAAGTAGATAATCTTGTTAGACGTTTGCCATTGGTGGTAAGAATTGCAGATCAAATATATCCTAACCTTGCTATTGAGTTTATACGTGTAGCTACAGGTGATCCTGGTTACCAGATTAAAACAGGCCCTAGTGGTGTTCAGGCGGTTAGAGTGCCTGGATTTAATATTGTTAAAACTGATCCTCATAGTAGAATGTGGATTGACTACAACAAAACATTTGATAGAGTTGAAGTATCCGACGAAGACTGGAGCAGAGTTAATGGCAAGCATGTGTTCATTGGAACTACAGCCGCTGGACTTGCTAACTTTATTAGTACTCCAAATGGTCTTGTATATCCACATGAAATACAAGCGAGCTTAGTTCAAACAATCCTAGATGGAACCTTTATACAACGACAAGACTTTATGAACACACTGGAAGCAATAGTGTTTGCGGTGTTTGGTGTTATACTCTTGTTGGTTGTACCTCGTACAAGTGTCTTACTCACAGTACCGGTATTAGTATTATATCTAGGTGGTGTAGCAGGATATACTTGGTACGAATGGACAGGCAGTAAAAATCTAGTAGATGCTACATTCCCAATGGCGGCAGGCTTTTTACTATTTGCTCATCTCATATACAATAACTTTGCAAGAGAATTCCGTCAGAAGATGGAGATTAAAAAGCAGTTTGCAGGATACTGTTCACCCGAAGTTGTTAAAATATTACAGACAAATCCAGACCTAATCAAGAAAGGCGTAAAGAAAGATGTAAGTGTTATGTTTAGTGACTTGCGTGGCTTTACTCCTATTGGTGAACACTATGGCAATGATGTCAAAGGACTAGGCGATTATATGAATGGGTACATGGATTCAATTACTAAACCTATTCTTGATAAAAACGGTATGGTTATCAAATATGTTGGTGACGCTAGTATGCACATTCATGGTGCTCCTATAGACGATCCTAATCATGCTCATACTTGTGTGGGCGTAGGACTACAAATGATCGATGCTGTTGAAAAATATAGTGCAGAAATGCAAGCAAAAGGATTACCCAAAGCAGAGATGGGTTTTGGTATTAACACTGGTGAAGGCTTTATTGGTGAAATGGGATCTAGTGCCAGACACAGTTATGACATACTAGGCGATATGGTTAGCACAGCCGCACGTTTAGAAGCACGTTGTAAAGCATATGGTGTATTGTGTATTATTGGTGCAGAAACATACAAGCGTACAAGTAACGACTTTTTCTACTTGTTTTTAGATAATCTACAACCCAAAGGCAAAAGCACTCCGGACTTTATCTATACAGCGTTAAGCACATCAGAGTATATGCTGAAAAACACAAACTGGTGTGTTGCAGAAAATCAACACAACAAGATGCATGAATACTATAAAAACCAACAGTTTGATCATGCTATTAGATTGTGTAATGCTTTACGTGGTGAGTTCAATGGTAAGATGGACAAGTATTATGACATCTGGATTGAACGCTGTGAACTAATGAAGACTCAGGACCTGCCTAAAGACTGGAATGGCGCATTTGTTGCGACCGAGAAATAATAACTATATAGCTAGTCCAAAAAACATTCCAAACCATAACCCTACAACTAATCCTCCACAAAGTGCAACAATTATATCCACACCTTTGTATTGATAAGGAAATTGTTTTTTAATCTGATCCCATTGTCTTTTTTCTGCTTCGTTTAGATACCTCATCCTTTTCCTCCTTAAGGTAATCGATTTTGTGTAATTTTTGTTTTTCTTGATATTCTAATATCATATTCAATTTTTGGTTTAGACGTATTAGATCATTGTCTAACATTCTTACTCTGTCAATCAATCCAATAAGAGTTTTGTTTGCATCGCCAATAATAGGCTTGACCACAGAGGTGCTCCATTGCCAGACATAATACACAAAATATCCTAGACCAACGGCAGCAATAATAGGAAAACCGAAGTCTTTAATCAGTTGTGCTACGTCCATGACACTTCATCGACTAGTTTTTTAAGACCGTCTGTCTTTCTTAACACTCCGTTTTTGTCAACTACAAATACGTCACCGGGTCTATAAAGACAAGTTTCTTTTTGTGTTCCATCTTTTTTGATGCCCATTACTTCTCCGGGCCAGTCTCCACTCACTGTGAAACTTCCATCTGGAAAACTTTCGATATTATAATCCATCCACAACATAAATTAATCTCTCCTTGCGTCGTTTTTGCCATCTGCTCGTGCAATGCGATCTATATCAGGTCGCACTCCGAAAGCATTACTCATTTGAGTGTCAATACGAATCACGTCGTGATTCATAGTTTGAACACGATTGTCTAAGGAACCAATGATATTTTTCATACCATTGATACTACCTTCAACAGAACTTAAAATAAATTTTACTGATAAAAATACAAAATAGCCTGCGCCACATGCCGAGGCGATGGGAAAACCCACTTCGGCTATTAACCCGAAGATTTCCATATCTTCGCCCTCCTAACTCTTGCTCCAACAGTATTTAGTTAAACAAGTAGTATAATTAAGTAGTAGGTGAGATAGTGTAGAATCTGATCAACAGTGGTCAGCCACCACCATTGTTTGCTCTGAGGTACGATTTTTAGATGCTTTACTGCACTGCTCTTTATAAAATCTATCTGCCAATGAGCTAGCCAATCTAATATACCTGCAATGATTGCAGTAATTGGACCTGTAAAAAAAATAAACGCAACAAAGGTGCCAATACCGTGTGGAATATAATGGTATTGGGCTCGTTTACTGCGATAATTGGCTTTAAATAACTGTCCTTGATGCCTCTGCAAGCCTATGTCTACAACTGCATGTTTGAGGAGAAGAAACAGTAATAATGTCAGTTCCATACTGATATTTAGCGGCATAAGTATTATTACACACAAATACCACACTGATTCGTTTGTTACAAATGAGAGGGATCATGAAGTATTGGGTAGAATACATCAAAGCTGGATATGAGCTAGTTATGGAAGCTGAACATATCACAGATATAATGCTAGAACAAGAAGTTGAACGGCATTTAGTAGAAATGTTTGCTCGCAGTATTGATCGTACAGATATAGGCGATACTCCTGTAGGTGTTGAACTTAAAAGAGCTGTTGCATATCGTGATCGCAATGGCATACTTAAAATAGCAGACGAATGTTTGCTAATACACAGTTATCCACTACGTAAAAAACGTTGGCCCACTGAGACCTACTATTTGGATCTAGGTCTAATAGGATACAACTATGCTGAACACGAGCATATGCGTGAACGTGATAACTTTGTAAGTGCCAGTGACATACTCAAGTTTATGTTTACAAGATCACTGAGACCGAATCCAAAAAATATTCTTGTTGTGTAATATTCACGTATAAGTATTCTTGTGAATGCCGGCATAGCTCAGTTGGTAGAGCAGTTGATTTGTAATCATCAGGTCGCGAGTTCGAATCTTGCTGCCGGCACCATTTACTGAAAGGGAATAGAATGGAAGTTATTTGGCAAATTCTATTAACAGTGTGTTTAGGATCTACCTGTCTTGATCAGGATATCCAACATTTTGATACAAAATTAGAATGTGATAAAACACTTGAACTGTATTTAGAATTACCATCTGACGGAGATTGGGATACTGTAGAGTATCAATGCAAACCAATTAATTCTGTTTCAATATAAATGGCCCATGTGGTGGAATTGGTAGACACGCAGGTTTTAGGTACCTGTGCTTCACAGCGTGGGGGTTCGAGTCCCTCCATGGGCACCAACCAACAATCAAGGGGAATTAGCTCAGCTGGGAGAGCGCCTGATTTGCATTCAGGAGGTCAGCGGTTCGATCCCGCTATTCTCCACCATTTTTATATACGGAGCGTTTTATGAGATTGCTGGTGTCGGGTTGTAGTGTAACTCACGGTGCTGAACTTGACAACGGCTTTATAAGCAAACGCAATATAGAACTATCCTATAGTCAACACCTGGCTGATTGCTTAGGTTTTGAAAATACCAATGTTGCTATGTCTGCTGGTAACAATGCATATATCTTCAACTCTCTATTAGAAAACATATACAAGTATAACGATATACATTCAGTCATAGCTATGTGGACTACTCCTTATCGTTTTTATCATCGCCATAATTCGAGACATTTTTTAATACGTGGAAATTTTGTTGCCAGTTTCGAAAACCTAGAAGATGCTGATAAAATAAAATTTACCAAACGTGGTTGCCGTTACACAGGTGACAATCAAGAAGTACTAGATAAACTATCCAAGCACCATGAGTTTTTTGTTGACTATGGGTTTGATGAACACAATCATAGCAAAACACTACAAGTATACAAAAAAGCATTGCAGGATATTTGCAATCAGCGTGATCTAAGGTTCATAGATTTATCTTGGCATATCGAACCATTAAAGGCTGCTTTGACAGGAAAAGAAATACGTCATCCAACTGCACAAGAACACAAAGAAGTAGCTGATTGGATTTACAACAAATACTATAAAGATTTTGCTTGACAAACTTCTTTTTTATGTTATATTAAGTATATTGAATCGGTAAAGTGTTACGGTAGCACGACAGTCTCCAAAACTGTAAGCCGGGGTTCGACTCCCTGTACCGATGCCAACCTAATGCACCAGTAGCTCAGCTGGATAGAGCATCGGTCTACGAAACCGAGGGTCGGAGGTTCGAATCCTTCCTGGTGCACCAAAAATTTATTTGAACTCTTGACAAAACAAAGCCTATATACTATACTATGAATATGAAAGCACTTGTAATAGGTTTAGGAATGGGACGACAGTATTGTAGCTGGTTTTATCAGCTGGGCTACGATGTAACAACTGTTGATGCTGATCCTAATAAGCAGGCAAAATATCTATCAGTACAAGATGCACTTGTACAGATGTATGATATAGTGTATATCGGCACACCAAACTATACACACGAACCTATTGCACATGTGGTTGCGGACCATGCACATATTGTACTAGTAGAAAAGCCTGGGTTAGCAGATGCTGACAGTTGGCAAAAACTAGTAGACAAGTTTCCAAAAACACGTTTCGTAATGGTCAAGAACAATCAGCACAGATCAGAAATGCCTGGCTTTGCTAAACTAGCGGCAATGGCAGAAGGTGGCAAAATTGTTTGGAGCAGACGAGACGGAATCCCACAAGGTGCATGGTTCCTAAATCCAAAACAAGCATTTGGTGGTGTGAGTAGAGATCTAATGCCACACCTACTTAGTATATACTATAACCTAAATATAATTAAAGAGTCACGTAGTTATAAAACATTGGAAGATAATAGCAATGTAGGTATTGACACATTCTGTGAAATACAATATGGTACATGGAGATTGATTGCGTGTTGGCAAAATCACAGTAAAGATGAATTTTATATTGAATTTATAATAAATGGCAAAGCGATTCGCTTTGATATAGGCGATGCATTTACAGCATTTGGTGGTTGTCCCAGTGGACCATATATGAGTATGATTAACACCCTACAAGAAAATATCAATAACAATGAGTATTGGTTACACGAAAACGGAGTAGACTTATGGATACATCAGCAACTAGAATCCTTGTAACAGAAGGCACTGGTAACTTTAAAGAAAGTACCTATTATCCTAGTACTCTAAAGGCTAAAGAGGTGCGTGTGCGTAGTAGAATGACTGGCGTGTGTCGCAGTGACATCGATATGATGACAGGAGATTTTCCGTTACTAGCAAAAGAAATGATGGGTCACGAAGGTTTAGGAGAAGTTGTTGAAGTAGGTAGTGCTGTCGACGATGTTGTGATAGGCGACTATGTTGCTACTCGTGGTGAGCCTGCATACGCAGATGAATACAATGCTCAACATTATGTAAAAGTACCTGAACTTAATCCACGCTATATTATAGAACCTGTTGCTTGTGCAATTAACGTTGGCAATTCAATTGGCTTAGGTAGTACAGTTATTATTGGTACAGGTTTTTTAGCTACAGTTCTAGCCCAATGGCTAATTCAGCCACAAGGATCAATTATTGACAATACACTAAATGAACGTCATTTTCCAGATATGGTGGGCAACAGTAACATTGATATATTATCAGATTGGGACATCCATCCGTTTGAAACTATTGACGAACTTGTAGATACTTACGACAACGTAGTAGTACTAAAGCCTATCAATTGGCTGACTGCTATCAACCTCGTGAATGAAAATGGACGTTTGATTATTGGCTCACCTTTAATACGTTCTTCTATTGATTTCAGTGAAGCACTTTGGAAAAACATCAGTATACATTGCCCAAGTCCGCGTGATACTAAATTCGATGTCTGTATGCATCAAGCAGTTGATATGATTGAACACGGAGAATTAGAGGTTGACACGTTTTGGACTAGAGGCTATAATAGAGAAACAGAATGGAAACAGGCGTTTGCTGATGGAGCAAACCGTCCGGAACATTATTCAAGAGGATATATCGAATGGGACTAAACACTGAAGAACGTCAAGACGTTGTTTATTTTACGGGGTATGAAGTGGAACACACAATCTGTCACGGCAAGCTAACACTGTTTGTAGTTGGTACTCCTCCACTGGATGAGATCCTTGCCAAAGTAGAAGAAACAGGTGCAGACCATGTATATTTTGGGACCAGTCAAAGTTATCATCCCTCAGACGACAACTATGATCTATGGGATAGGATTATCCTAGGCTGTTTGGATGAAGACCTTTGGGTTACACTAGACTTTGATGTGCGCTACACAGACATAGTACACGAGTCAGGATACAATGAACACAATCGCTTTGTACCAATGATTAGTGTTAAACTTCCTTACATTGGGTTGTTTAACTATAACGCAACGCTAAAGTTAGATGACACAACTTGGGGAAAGACCAATCCAGGTGTGTGGACACATTCGTTGTATAACCTAATGAAGAAAGAAAACTTTACTCATTGGGATCAATATGTTCAAGACGACCCTGTTTAAGACTATATATTATTAATGCGGGTGTAGCTCAGTGGTAGAGCATCTCGTTGCCAACGAGAATGTCGAGAGTTCGAATCTCTTCACCCGCTCCATTTCAACCAAAACTTAATACCATATCTTTTGTGTTCGCTATAATTGGTAATACAATGTAGCGAACGTTCGTTGTTCATGGTCATCCAACCTACTTGATATCCTGTGGGTATAACAATGTTATAGGTTTGGTCCCAATTTTTGAACACAGTGCTTCTGTTAGGTTGATCACCATCCATAAAATAAAACAGTCCATGACAGATCATTTTATCCAATGGACCGTCATAGTGCATGCCTCCTATACCAAAATGTTCGCTTACTAGATAATAGTTTGAGTTGATTGAAGTTTTTTCGTCCAGCTCTTGCTTGGTATAAGCAGGCTCGCCAGCAAAAAGTTGATTTCTTAATACAATGTCGAGCAATTGACTTTTTAGACTTAAAATTTTGTCTAGGTATGCACATAGTATTTCGTCACTAGGATGAGGATTGTAGTCTCCTATATAAGCGGTTTCACTGTCGTGACTTAGTTTCCAAAGTGGTAAACTAATTGATTCTAACAGTGGTAAAACGTCTCCGCTAAATGATGGAGTATCGTGTAGTTTCAGTATATAGAGATGTTTATCAATTTCGTTGTGTATCAACTTCATAATAATATTTATAAGTATAGCTTAGTGAGGAATCGATGATATATTTAGAAAGACTTTTATTTGTAGGACCTGGCAAAGCCGTTGAAAGCGTACTCACGCTCAAAACAGATCACCATATTCAGCCATTGCCATTTAAAACAACTGTATATTCTCCTACTGTAAATCTATTAGATATATACCAGCAGTTTGGAATTAATATTGAAAACTTTAAACTAATACTAGACCATCGAGTACCCAATTATGATAAAGTAAAGCATTTAGATCCGTGGTTAAGACAACAGTTTATTAAACTACTTGCGATTGACTCAACTGATACAGCATATAATATAATACAAGATGCAGATATGATGTTGACTGCTCCTTATAGACCATTTAACATAGGCTATCCTAATCCGTTTATTCTAGAGAATCAAACACCGGAGCCGGAATACTCTGAACTTGCTGAATTGTTTACAGGTATCCCAAGACAAACTGCTCACAGCTTTGTTAATGATCTGATGCCGTTAATGAAAGGCGATTGGTTGTTTATGCGTAAACAAATTGAAGAACGCTCACAGCGTCCGTGGTTAGACACACTGTTAGATGAAGTTAATCGTCGTGTAGAACAAAAAGGATACGCAAACTTTAGCGAATATGAAATGATTGGCAACTGGCTTGCTAAAAACTACAAACTCATGCCAACTACAGTTCAAATTGGTGAACAAATTACAAATGAAATAGCTCGCGCAATCAAAAAACAAGAGCTAGATATAGCGCCTTGGCAAAACAACTTGCACAATGTAATTCCTATTAAAATATATGATGAGGATGCACGTTTAGATTTTGAAGATATTGAATACATACTAGATAGTTTTAGGTTGACATAAAAAAATATTAATGTTATATTATTAAAATAACTCAGATTATAAGGAGATCCAATGGGATTAATAGCAGTATTAGCAATATTATTTTCAGTAGATAATGCAGAATTTCATAAAACAGTTGCAGAACAAAAAGCCGCAGGATTTAAATGGTACAACTTACCTGAATGTAGACAAGTTACATCAGACCTTCCTGCTATTACTGTCGACAGTGTAAAAGGCAAAAGAGTTTGCTACAAACTAGCTCTAACAAGAGATGGTGCAAAATAATTGATTAAAGTTTTTACAAAGGATGAACGATATGCTCCGATGGTATTTGTACCCATCGGAAATCCTTTTGTTGAAAAATTTCTAGTCAAACTTGCAGATTCAGCCAGCAAGTATCGTATACGTGACTGGAACGAACGTATACCTTATATTCGGAATATTGATTACACCACATGGCGTCGAACACAACGTGATGTTCGCAAAAGTTTTATAGCCACTATTGATCGAATCAATGAGCTTGGTTATAGGTTTCCAATTGGCACAGATGATATTAGACTAGAGCAGGATCTCGAAACACAACTGTTTTTAAATATGATGCATAGGTGTTTTACCACCGCACACCGTAGCAGTACTGAAGCACAACAGACCTATGACGATGTTAATTTTTTTGAAGTTGAGCGCGAACACATAGAAGAATTTAGAACCTTAGTGCATGCAATCAATGACGGTGTACATGCTATTGAGAACTTTATTACCACAGACAGAATGCGGGAGTTTCCAGCACAACACGAATATCAAATTGAGTTTGATGCATTTGATCCTTATGATGCTAATAATGTAGCAAAGGAATACTTTGTAGATCTAACAGAAGAAGATTACAACTACTTTAGTGATAATCTCGATTACGACTTATGGTTACCTTGGCATCAAATACAAGGCAAGTGCTATTGGGACGCATATTTTGCTTATGATGATCCTACACAATGGGATATCAGCGAGCATAAACAATACAGCGGAAGTATTGCTATTGGTAGTAGACAACAAGCAAGAGATCCCAAACTGGAAACATGGTTACAAGAACATGGTGTAACGCCCGGACCAATGACTTGTGGATTACCTATTGCTAAATTAGTAGAAGGACGTGAAACTTTGGATTGGTTGTATACACAACCAGGCGGCCCAATAAACTTAATCAAGGAAGTCACATGCTCTATGTAACTGAACGTTGGAATACAACGCACACTGACGAAGACCGTATTAAAATATGGGATTTCTTGCACAACATGAGAATGGTTGGCAAACATAAGATGGCAAGCAACGGCACTTACTCTACATACTTGGAAGATGGTTCACCTTGTAAACGTTTCGACGTACAGGAAAGTGTAGACGAGTATGTGAATTTTTTAAATGAAACGTTCGGTGCCGACACATTCTCTGTAGAAGTCACAGACTACGAACCCGACGGACAACTGCCGGGCAGACATCCTAATAGCCCTTATGTGCAGGGCCGTGTTGTAGACTATAAACCTCCTTCATAACAGCATCTGTCATTTGTTCACAGATCCTACGGCGTAGATGCAGTAGATGATTTCTATTGCTTTCTAGTATGTGTTGTGCTTGCTCTTGAATCTTTGCAGGATCTTGACGTGCTAGCCACAGCACTTGATCGAATGCAGTTTCAAACCGTTGTATATAGTCTCTTATATCGTCATAGCTTTCGTCAATGATTGATCCAAATGTTTGAAATCCGTACAGTTCACGAAGTTGACGTAGGTATTGATAGCAACCAAACATAACAAACAATCGTCGAGCTAGTATAGGCTTTGCGGTTTTTTCACTCATTAAAAATGTACGATGCGAATAACTTTCAGTTACAATACTATAACGTGCATGAGCAAGTATATCCCAAGGGATAGTCCATGTTTTTATTGGCGAAGGGCAACTATCAAACTCCATACTGTGTGCGTCATTTTCTATTTCCCATGCAGGATCTAAATTAGGACTCACGTACGGATAAGGAATATGTTGCCCATGTAGATAGTTTCGAAATTTTTCTGATACAAACTCACCGTGACTAAAGTTTTCTCGATATGTGACAATACTCTGATCTAATAGTTTGGTTTGAAATAATCTACTCATCACGAAGTCTCTGTGATCTTTTCGTGTTCCCAACAAACTTTCAAACATAAACACAGGTTCTTGAAGAGGGCAATCGCGTACTTCGCTATTACGCATTATTTCCCACACATACCATGGTCTAATAAAGCAACGGTCCGGAACATCGTAACCTTCAACTGCACCTAATGCAATCAGATAGCGTTTGATGTTCATGTTTTCGATCCACTCAATAAGTGATTCGTAGTGTGTATGATCGGTAACTGTGATGAGAATTAAATCAAACGGTGTGTGATCAAAGTCTGGTGCAATGCGATCAAAGTATTCAGGAACACAAGCGATCTTTATGTCCTGTGCTAGCACTTCTTCAAGATTGTTTGATGGTGTGAACTCTTTGCTGTAGGCAAACCAATCAGTATAACAGTCAACAAAGCCTGGTAGTCCTGGCTTCATTGGTTCAAATGAACCTACAAAAATATTATCCAGTGTATTTGCATAAAAGGTAAAAACCTTAATCATCAACTAATCCTCGATCTCGCAGTTCACGAGTTAAACGCTGTCTAAAACTATCGCTAACAGCATACTCTTGATTGTACGCAAGTTCACGAGTTTTACTAAAGTATATTTCTTCAATGTTGTCATATAGAATGTCCAAAGTGCGTACCAGACCCTCCATTCGTGGTGCTATTTGTACAAACCATTCGTATAGATGATCGTCAAATACATCATCAAAAGTTTCAAAGCCCAACTGTTTTAAGAATCTTGTTTGTTTATATCCGCCTGCCATCATAAACAGTTGCCCTGCTACCAGAGGTTTAAATGTTTTTTCACTGAAGAAAACTGATCCCCAGTGTGTTTCTGTAACAATATTTAGATAACTATCAGTGAATGCTGGATGAAGCCATGAATGATCTCCGGGATTACCTTCAACATTACTGGTATCTACGTCATTTTCAATAGGTATCATAGGAGGTTTAGTTTTAACCCATTCGAATACTTCAACAGGCAGATCTTCCAATCTATCATTATTCAATTCTATAGTTTCGTTATTGTAGTTGTCTAATAGCCCGCCAAAACTAAACAGCATGTCATTAAAATACGCACGTTGACTGAGTAGATAGTACAAATAAATCCTATGTGTTACAGGTTGTCTGTTTAAACTGCTCACACGATACTGACGTTTGCTTATTGTGGGCAATGGTTGCCCTTGGTATCTTGTGTTACATCGATACAACCAGCTAGGAAAGAATATGTCGTCGTGGTGATTGGGTTCGCAGGTTAGTACATTAACCTGTCCTGTGTAGTTTACCACAGTCTGTCTAAACTTATCAAACAACAAACGCATTTCAGTTGTTGAAAAACCATCATGACTACCATCAAGTACTAGTTGAGCATGCTCTGGAAGCAATCGTTTATAATATTCTATTTGTTTTTGCAAATTGTGTTTTGCAATAGCAGTTATAAACCCAGGTTCAGCAATGGATAGATAGGTTTTGCTGATATAAGGCACACAGAACTTGGGAAGTTCTGGATGTAAATCATAGTTGATCATCGAGTTATCCTAAGATATTATTGAGCTCGTCTGACACATGCTGATGCCAGTTGGTATTCAAGAAATGCTTGTAATTATGTATTCTTATTTTTTCAGTCTTGTGATATATTTGTTCAGGATCTTCAAAACTCAATGCTGTTAGTGCATCCACTGCACACTGCCAGCGATCTTCGTAAACTTCAATTTCGTCATAGCTTTCATCAATAATTCCGTTAAAGGTTTTAAATCCTAGTCTACGTAAATTTCTTAGATATCGATATCCACCAAACACAACAAAAGGTCGACGCCCAATGATTGGCTTTGCAACTTTTTCAGTAAATTGAGAATATGTGCTATGGTCACTGGTTTCAGCAACAATGGAATAATAACTTTGATTGTACAAGTCCCAAGGAACTACACTATATCGAGACACTGCTCTAAAACCTAGACTAGGTCCTGGAACTTTGCTACTGGAATGTGTAATCCAGAAATTATCCCCGTCAGGCCAGGCATGGTATTGTGGCATGTTTAGAGCTTTCCACGTACCCTTTTCTAATTCTCCGTCTTTTTCTCTGAAGTAACTTAGAAATGTTAGGTCTTTTAATCTAGTATTGTTATTGATAGCATCGTAAACAAAAGTTCTATTGTGTTTTTGCATACCCAGCAGTGCATCAAATAGCTTAGGACGGTTGGGACTATAATCATTGATCAAATTCTTTCTAAGATCTATGGCCCATTGATGAGAATTCTTTTTCCAGCCATTGCTGTTTGATGAATAATAGTTGGTTGGCTCAACAAACCAACTAATAGAAGGTCGGTGGTTTGTTAAATCAGTCATTGTTGGGAGAAAGTCTCCAAAAAACATTAGTCTAGGTTCGTCTTGATATTCTTTAATAACATCTACTAGCTCTGGATGATTGGATTCGTTTATCATAACAAAGATGTGAGGGATATTTGTGTTTAGCAGTTTATTAACTTTGTCCTTAATGATGTTAATGTTGCCAGTCCATATCCATTCTCCCCAAACTTTGGTGTTGTCTGGTATTGTGTGGTCATTGACCCATGTAAATCTTTTATCTACTATATTAAATACTAGGTCATTACAAAAAATCATCAGTATCTCGCTAAATATTCCATTAATAATGTACTTATATAACAAGGAGTAAGTGCTATGGCAAAACGTCCGGGCGGCAGCGCAAACACAAAAATGACACTAAACAGAATGGGAACCAAAAAGCGTACCAGTATTGGTTCTAGCAATCTATCAAGACCTAAAAATAAACACACCCGAGCAAATCATAAACTATATCGAGGCCAAGGCAAGTCTAGATAATTAATAGTATGAAACTATATGAGAATAAAAAACTATACACATTCGGTTGTAGTTTTACTCATTACGATTGGATTACTTGGGCTGACATTTTAGCTAAGGAATTTGCGAACTTCCAGAATTGGGCACAATCTGGAGGATGTAATTCATTTATATACAATAGTGTCGTTGAATGTATACATCGTAATCCTCCTGAGGGCAATGACGTTTATTGTATAATGTGGACAGGAGTTACAAGAATGTCTTGGTATCAAGATGGATTCTGGGTTACTCCTGGAAACATATTTTCACAACCTAAAATACCAAAAGATCTTGTTAAAAAATATTGGTCTGATTTTAAATGGCATCAGATGCGAGATTATGCGTTAATATACGGTATAAAAACAATATTAGAAAGTCTGGGTATAGAATATTATTTTATGTCGATGGCAGATTTTTTGCAGTTAGAGCAATATCGAAGTGCTAAATCAACTGAGCCAAGAGTACAACAATTATATAAACCTCAATCCTATGTTAGACCTAGTGTAATTGATGTAGTATATGATGGTGATTTTGACAAGTATCTTAAAACTAATCCACCTGCGAGACAAACAGATCTGTATTGTAGTCAGGTTCATAGACCCGACCAACACTGGGCAATCCGTAAGCCCTTGCGAAGAGATATGCATCCATTCCCGCAAGAGCACTTAGACTACATAACAAAAGTTATTCCTGAGTATACTGTTAGTGATTCTACACGAATGTGGGTTGAGCAACAAAATCAGTTACTACTACAGGGCGAGTACATAGTTCATAGCCACCATCATTCTGCCCCACGTAGATTTTAATTTATTTTTGTTTTCCGTTTTTGATATTTTCGATCTCAGCCGCATTTTTTTGAATGCCTTCATTCTGAACACTGTCGATTAATGCTTGTAGTTTACGACCTTTTTCTTCTCGGCTATCCAGATGTAGGTTAGGATTAATAACCTTTTCTAGCTTTAGGAAAGCAATGCGTTCGTTGGGAACATAACGCCAGGTATAGCCTCGTTCTCCATAAACACCAAACACAGTTTCTGTTACACCAATTTTTACAATAACAGAATCATTGCCATCTAGTATTACTTTGTCGCCTTCGTTGAACGCACCGTTCATTTTAAACTTTAAACCTTTTGCCAGACTGGTAGCAAAGTCTTTAAACATCATTGTAACAACTAATGCAATTAATACAACTGCAAATGGTGTTAGCATTTCAGCTATTTCAAAGCCAACGGCATTGGCTGAAAGAACATTTGGATCCATTACAACCTCCTAGGTTATTTTAGTATTTATAAGAAATACTATACTAAATATCAATGAAACAATCTGAGGAAATTAATAATGACACCAAGTTGTCAAAATTGTGGACATGAAAGTCACTGTGGTATTGCTTTAGAAAAAGCACTTGATGTTCGCGAACCTGAAGAGATGACTCGAGTTTGTAATCAGTGTCGTTGTGCTCGTTGTTCTAAAGCGACCGACGAAGATTTCAAAGAATTTTGGAAAATTCTATAATTTATAATGTTTGATTTAGTTTTTGTGTCCTTCGCGGGCATCTTGGTAGGCATGCTTGCTGGATTATTACCAGCACTACCTGTATTTACAGGCCCATTGATCTTGTACTATTTCGTACAGGACTATTATCCTGTTGAATATCTTTTGGTGTTTTGGTTAGCTAGTTACAGCGGCACACAGTTCTTTGGTAGCATTGCTACTATTACCACACGTATACCGGGTGAAGAAAGTGCGGCAATTTACTTAAATGATATCGACAATTTAACCACAGAACAAAAGCGCAATTTATTATATGATACCGCCATGGGTAGTTATATTGCGGCAACACTAAGTCTTGTGTTTGTATGGATTGTAGTAACCTACTTTGGCATAGGCATGTTTCCAGAACTTATGAGTATGCCTGTACAAATTGCAGTTTACTCAGTTGCAATACTGTTGTTCTTTTTAATACAGCCCAGCAAATGGCTTGTAACTCTTGTGCTTATTTCAGTAGGATTATTAATAGGTCCTCGACAAAATTACGCATTACCTAATCTATGGTATGACATCCAACAGCTTTATAATGGTTATACTTTGTACATGGTTGTATTAGGTACTATTATATTTCCTGCACTAATAGATCCCGTCAAACGAATTACAGAAGTAGAACATTTTGGGCGAGTACGTAATAGAGGATATAGCATACTAGCTGGATTGCGTAGTACATTAATTGGTGCAGTGGCAGGATTAATTCCTGGACCTAGTGCAAGTGTAGCTACAGCTTTTGCATATCGCACTGGCGGATCTAGTAGTTATCGCAGAATTCTAAATGCAGAAACAGCTAACAACTCAGCAGTAGTAACCTGTGCATTGCCATTCTTTTTGTTAGGGATACCTATTAATCAAAATACATTGCTGATGAGCAACATTATGGATGTACAAAGTTTGGACATTGTTTCTGTAATACAAGAAACTGGTATGTTTGGATGGACAATATTTGATCTAGTTATTGCAATATCATTATGTGTTATGGTCATCTATTTTTGGTTAAGTACACATCTAATAGACTTCTATGCAGGTCTAGTTCAACGTTTACACCATCATATGAGATGGGTTGTAGCATTAATATTATTAGCACTGATAGCAGTAGATTTACAGTACGCTGAAATTGGACTAGGACGATATCTAATGTTATTAGCCAGTTTTACTGTTTTAGGATTTTGGTTACGCAAAATCAAAGTAAGTGCGATCCCATTCTTGTTTGCTATTATATTAGCTGATAAAATTATTTGGTTAGGCGTTCAAGCCTCGACTATATATTTCTAACATATCGGAGATTAAAAATGAAAAAATTATTAATTGCCCTGGTGGCGATTGGCGCTGTTTCAGTCGTCGCATACAACTTTAAACAAGATGCTTCAATTGACACTGTTAAACAAGACTCTTCACCAGTAGAGTATACAGTTATTAACCAGAGTTCAAAAGCATCTCCTGCAGGCGTATTTGCTCAGGCAGTACGTAAAGCGGTAGACGGAAAATGGCATCAGAGTAGCAACTGTACAGATGCTACAGACAAATTTAGAAGTACCAAAGACGCTGTTATGGTTTACAACTCAAGTGTAGCCTTTGCGGCACTAAACAAGAAACTTGCAAACTGTCAACTTGACGAAATTGCCAAAAGCAATGCAAAGGTTGCGTTGATCTCAAGTAGTCGTATGTTGATTTGTCAACGTGCAGATGCCAACACAGACTTGTTTGGCGATCCTAGTCGTGCAGAAGAAAATCTAACACTGGGTATGGCAAGCATGTATGCTGTTCCAAAGCATGAAGCACAATGGAATGCCAGTGGTTCTGCTGTAAAGATTGTTCCTTATTCAGGATCAAAGACAGTATTACAAGCACTGATGGCTGGCGATATCAACTGGGGTTGGATGGGACAAAGCCTAGCACTCAAGCAAGGCGACAAACTCAAGTGCGAATACAGCACAGATCCATTAAGTACACGCTTTTTAGGTAAAACAGCTCCAAATTTAGTAATTCCTGACTTTAGAATCAATGTCGTGGTATATAGTAATACTGCAAATATTGAGCGTTTAAGAGAAACACTTCAGAATAGTTCTACATTTCAGAAGTATATCTCTAGCAGTAAAAACAAAGTTGAAAGCGTATTGGATGCTAACTCAGTTGACCAATACGTTCAACGCATGTATAATACATGGGCAGACTAAACCATAGTTAACAAGGGAGGTTTTTAATGTTTGCGAAATTAGATAGTGTAGATAGAGGACTAGTATATAAACTAGTAATTCTACACACATTGGTAATTGCAGTCAGTAACTACTTGGTGCAATTCAAGTTTAACCTGTTCCCAGGTGCTAATTTACCATTCTTTGGTGAGTTTCCACTGGCGGCGGCAGCGTTTACTTTTCCACTAGTAGTTGTTGCTACTGATTTAACTGTTCGTATGCTTGGAAAAGAATCTGGACGAGCAGTTGTAGCAATGGCTGTTATTCCTGCTATTATTGCAAGTATCCTAGTCATTGGTCTAGGTGGTGCACCATGGGAAAAGGCACTACGCATTGGCGCCGCATCCGGTGTAGCATATGGCGTTGGCACAATGCTTGACGTTTATGTCTTCCAACACATTCGTGACCGTTGGAGTGAAGCATGGTGGGCGGCACCAGCAATTAGTACAGTTGCCGCTAATGTTATAGACACCTATGTTTTCTTTGCTACTGCATTCGCAGGACAAATGGGACCAGACGGTAAACTAACATGGATTGGTGAGAACTGGCACATTGTTGCACAGAACAATACACTTACCAAGATCGTTGTTGGTCTTATTGTGTTCCTACCAGCTTATGGAGTACTATTACGTGAGCTACGCAAGCGTATGGAGACAAAGTAAAACTTAGGACGAAACATATTTTATATAGTATGTACTAAGAAAAGCGAGTTTCAAGACTCGCTTTTCTTTTATGCAAAGGAACGCACAATGAAAGAAAAGTTTATTCAACTTTATATGAACTGGGCATGTGAAGCCGCAAAACTTAGCCATGCAAGACGGTTGCAGGTAGGTGCAGTTGTAGTCAAAGACGACACAGTTATCAGCTATGGTTATAATGGCATGCCTGCTGGTTGGGATAACGATTGTGAAGATGAGGTCTATTCTAAAGTATCTGAGATTGAGGTAACAAAGGAGTTAATTACTAGACCAGAAGTGTTACACGCAGAGTCTAATGCTATTGCTAAACTAGCACGTTCGAATAATAGTGGGTTAAATGCCGATATTTTTATTACACATAGTCCTTGCATGGAATGTGCAAAGTTGATATTTCAAAGTGGAATAAAAAGAGTTTTTTATGCTGAAGACTATCGCAATAGTGTTGGGTTAGATTTTTTGAGAAAATCTAACATTGAAGTGACCCAAGTTGATAAATAGTTTTATAACCCTCAACAAACTTTAAATATGTTTACGAGCTCATCGAGAGCTTAGTAACAAAGATAGCCGGGAAGTTCTCACCAATGACATTTTTAAATATAAATCTAAACAGTTTCCATCATAGACTTCTAATACTAGTCTATAGCTTGCATTTATTAGCTATAGCTGGATTAATCTACTATTGGGATCCTATCTACCTATTATGGACGTTACTAGGAAAAATACTATTCTATAGTATTGGAGTAGAAATTGGTCTACATCGTTATCTAGCACATAGAAGTTTTAATATGGCAAAATGGAAAGAACGTATTTTATTATGGCTCAGCATCTATGGTTGCTACGGCAGTAGTCTAGGTTGGTGTGCTAATCATCGTGTGCATCATAAAAATGCAGACAAGCACAATGATCCACATCCAAGTAAGAACTGGTTTACTACATGGTTTTGGGTTGACACAGAAAAAAATGTTGTGATTAGTCCAACAGTAGTTAAAGATTTAGTTAAAGATCCTTTCCATAAATGGATGCGTGACTATTATTTCCATATTTGGGCAGTTACATTAATAGTATCAGCAGTATTGGTTTCACCTAAGTTCACACTTTACATGTTTATTGTTCCTGGAGCACTAGCACAACTTAGTGGCGGACTAGTAAACGTTGTTTGTCACAAATGGGGTTACAAAACTTATGACATTGACGATTATAGTAGAAACAATTTTTGGGTGAACTTATATAGTCAATTCTCTGGAGTAGGGCTACACAATAATCATCATGCCAAACCTTGGAGTTATACCACATTGCCTGAAAATCCAAAATGGTATGAAATTGATTTAGGTGGCTGGCTAATTAGAAATTTTCTAATGGATAAAGAAGGCGAAGATTGGGACAACAAGAAAGAAAAAGCAAAAGCATGAACATGAATCCATACTATCAAACACTATGGGCAGTATGGGGCAACCACATATTAACCGTAGTATTTTTAACACTAAATTTTGAATGGTGGCTGTTAGCATTTATGTTTGTTAACCTGCACATATTTGCATTCTTTAGTGAAGCAAGTATACACAGGTACTTCACACATCGAGCTTACACAGTAGGGTCACGTTTTAAGGAACATGTGTTAAAGTTATTTGCATTCCTAACAGGACAAGGTGCAATACTAAGTTGGGTTACAGTACATCGACATCATCATGCTCACGAAGACAAACCGGGTGATCCACATAGTCCATACTTTTTTCCTTGGTGGAAAATCTATCTAGGACTATTCCCCAAAGAAGGTTACCAAAAAAATCTAATCATGGATTTGATTAGACATCGTGACAGAAAATATTTTATATTTGAAAACAAATATTACTGGTTGTTATGGACAGCAACATGGATTGTGAGCTATGCAATTCATCCATTGTTCTTTTTCTTTATTGTTAGCGGCAGTGCTATGTGGTACTTTGCTACCAGTGTAGTAAACATTCTTGCACACAAGCATCTAGTAGGATATAAAAAGTATCCCGAAGCAGTTGCTAACAACAGTTTATTTTTACAATTACTAACTAGTATTGGAAATCACAATAACCATCACAAACGTCCTAGGAGTTATACCTATGCACTTGACGAGTCTGAAAAAGACTGGATTGGTTTACTAATAGAAAAAGTATTTGCTAATACACTTGCAGTACCTAGAGGAGCAAAAAAATGAGTAAATCATTATTACACACAATAGACCCAGATAGATGGCGTCCCACAGCGACAGGCAATAAAATTAAAGTAGGCATGTTCTTAGCACATGTTGTATTTTTTGCATGGTGTTTCTCAGATGAATTCAGCTGGACATTCTTGTTGATTGCTACACCGTTTCTTTGGTTCTTTGTTGGTAAGATGGGTATGGAAGTAGGCTATCATAGACTATGGTGCCACAGAAGTTTTACTACATACAAATGGGTAGAGTGGTTGCTTATGATCTTAGGTGTAGTAAGTAATGCTGGTAGCTGTATTACTTGGGTTGCAATGCATCGTGTTCATCATCAGAAGGCAGACAGACCCGGTGATCCACAAAATCCGCACACTCACAAACGTTGGCAATTATGGCTAACAGACTTTGGTGATGATTGGAGCTCCGGCCCAAGGCATATCAAAGACCTGTTGCATGACCCAATGCAAAGATTTTTCCATAGAAACTATTTCAAACTTGAAATTGCTTATGTGTTGTTCTGGGGAGCATTGAGCTTGTACTTTCAATCTTGGTATCCTATTTTGGCAGCCTGGAGTATTCCGGTTATAAGTAACTTCAACTTAGCTGGATTCTTAAATGCTCATTTTCACAGAGCCAAGAAAAAGAACTGGAAGCCTATAGGTAGTTATCGTAACTTCGATACTCAAGACGACAGTTTGAACTCAGCTATTTTAAATATTTTTATGTGTGGTGGAGCATTGCATAATAATCATCATGCACATGATAAGAGCTACACATACAATGTGTACAGACGTTGGTATGAACCAGATCTGACTGGTTGGTTTGTTAAAAACTTTATGGCAACCAGCGTAGTTGATGTACATTTACCGGACCCTAAAAAGGCTTAGAATGTTTACTACTCGAATATACACTGCTGAAGATCTACAACAAGACAAAAACTTACAAAAACAATTCTTAGATGTTATGCTTTCTAAAAGTAAAGACATGGGAATAGTTCATGACAAACTAGCAACATTTACGGAATTTAAAAGTTTATTAGCCAATGCACCTGCCTTTGTTAAATGTTACATTGCTGTATATGATCAAGATAAGTTTCTTGGTTTTATGTTATTAAAAGTATTAAACACCGGAGAGACCAACGTCGTTTGTTTTACTAGTATTAACTTTGTTTATCAAAACCTATTAGATTGGTCTAAACCACATCCGTGGAAATCTGCATTAGATACTGCCGCCGAGTATATGATAGAAAATAACATTTATGATGCATATTCGATGCAACCCAACCGTCCAGCTATACAAAAACATTGGAAATCTGGTAAAGATGCTATGCGTTACTGCCGTGAATGGTATGATGACGAAAAACAGACATATAAATGGCACAAGTTTGTAGAATCTGTATTAGAACCTGATGAAACGCCTGCTAATTCTTTTTTGTATTCGTTGGTGATGGGAAGAAAACTGCAAAAGGTTCCTGTTGTTATTAGACGCTTTACCCTTAAAAACGAATACCGTCCAGACTGGAAAAAAGTCAAACATTGGTGGCCCGAAGACTAAATATTTTTGCAACGCCGGTGCAACGCCGACGTCGGAATTATTTGGACGCTTTGGTTGAATTAACCATTTATCAATGTTGACATTGTAACGCCCTTCCGTGTATAGTGTGTAGATACATCTATTAGCAAAATAATAAGTTAAGGAACAATCTACACAAATGCTTGAAATAGCGACAGCAGGATTTGTTGGTATAATTTCTGGGGTGCTAACTGGACTCGCTCCTGGTATCCCTATCTTACTAGGATATTTTCTGTTCTTACCAATTATTGATCCTACCCCTTTGCCTTTGTTGTGTTATGCAATGGTAGCACTGATGGGTACTCAGTTCTTTGGTAGTCAAGCCGCTTTGTATTATCGTATTCCTGGCGAATCAAGTTCCTTTCCGATTCTATTTGAACTAAAAAACTTTAAAACACCTGGTGAGATTTATCAAGCGGTGCAAACAACTACCTATGGCAGTTTAGTAGCTAGTTTGTTTGCCAGTGGTATACTGACATTAACTTTGATGGCTGGATTACTACAAGGTCTCACTCTTCCAATACTGGCAAAATTTGCAATATTTGTATTTTTGATAGTAGTGTCTATCACTAGCGATAGACGCTGGATAATCAACACATTAACAATAGTATTTTGCTCTTTTATTTCGTTCTATGAAGATCTAGCTCCTTATGTTGGTACACCAACATATTATTTCAACAGTTTATTAGCATTGATTATTATAGTATCAATGCAGATGACTTTTAAAGATCCTGAAGAAATCAATTACGACTTGGTCGATAAAACAGATAAGCAACCTTTTCCTGTAAGAAAATGGATTGGACCATTTTCCATATACAGCCTACTAGGATCGCTCTTTGGGTTTGTACCACAGTTAGGAGCTTCACTTTCAAGTTATTGTTGTTACCTCTATCAAAAATTCAGAGGGCATTCGCCACTGGCACGTGTAGCCGCTAGCGAAACTGCTAATAACTCTGCTATCATAACAGCATGGTTACCTTTGTTAGTATTTGGAATTCCTATTACTGCAACTGAAGTGTTTTTTGTACAGTATTTTAATCAATTGGGGTTTGGGTTTGAGTTTATGAAAGAAACATCAAACCAACTTACTCTACTAGGTGTGTTAGTCTTTGCCACTTTTACGTTTTCGGCGCTGGCATTGACTACAAATAAGTATTTTTATAATTGGATTGCGCTAATTTTAACTACACGCTGGTTTGGTGTAATCATAGCAACAATTAGTATTTCGATGTTCTTTTATGCTAACAGCTATACGTTTCAGTATATACTAGTTCATCTTGCTGTGTTTTTACCAATCAGTTATATTGTAGCAAAATTAAAAGTAAACCTTTTACCGATAGTAATTGGATTCTTGTTAACAGGACAGATCTTACAAACAGGTTATCGAGTGTTCCAAATTTACATATTCTAAACCATAAGGAGAAAACAGAATGTTAAATAAAATCTTAAAGACTTCCGTACTGGGTGCGGTTCTGTCTATTGCAGTTGCTACTTCTGCAAGTGCGTTCGAAGTAGTTGCTACTTCAACTCTCAAAGGCCCACAAGGCGTGTTAATTAATAACATTGCTGAACTTGGTAAAAAGTCAGACTTTAATATTTCCGCTAAACAGACTGGCGGTTGTGGTGAGTCAGTTAGTTACTTTGAATCTGCTACGGATCCAGTAGGTATTATTTGGTCAAATAGCATGTATCGTAACAGCAAAAAGAAAAATCAAAACTGCGTAATAGATTTTGCAAAAGCAAAGCCAATTGCTGTTACATATGCACCATACGACATCTGCGTTAGAAAAGGCGTTACACTTAAACCAGGTAGCAACCTTTTGTTTGGTAACAATAAGTTTAACCCACAGGCTAGTCAAATTGAGCATATTAATGCCAATAACATGAACATTACTTTTAAGAATGTTACATACGGCGGCAGTGGTCCAGCTCTAACAGGTTTGGTCAATGGCGAAGTTGATGTTGCAATGATTGCTACTTCAGTTGCTAGTAGCGGAATTAAAGCAGGCACAATCGATTGTCTGTACTCAACTGGTTCAACACGTTATGGTCAAAGCCCAATGAGCGACTTAACTGGTGACAATCCACTTAGTGAATACAGCCTTGGTATGATGCTCTTTGTTCGCAACATGTCAGACAAAGATCTAGCTACACTAGAAAAGTCATTAAGTGACTTAGGTCTAAGACTTGAGCCGCAAAACATGGTTAACACTAAAGTAGGTGTTGACTCTGCAACACTCGATGAATACATCGAAGGTGCTAAAATCCAACTTAACTGGAAATAATATTATGAAGGTAGTCAGTCCATCTAGTATCGGTGACCGTAACGGCTTTTATCAGATCGGTAATCGTAAGACTTATCTTAAAACCGAACTGATGGACTGGCACCATCATATGCCACAAGAATGGAAATGGAATTATAACGATGACTTCTTTGGGCAATTTGATTGGAGTCAAGAGCCCAAAGAAGACATTCGAGAAATATACAAACAACGTGCGTTAGAACTTCGACGCAGTTACGATTATCTAATATTATATTACAGCGGTGGACACGATAGTGCCAATATGCTATATGCCTTCTTAGACAACAATATTCCAATTGACGAAGTGTGTGTTTACTATAGCAAATATGACAAAGTCAGTAATCAATACAAAGAGTTAACTGCACTAACTTGGAACAAAATCAAATGGCTAAAAACTAAATATCCTTCATTGAATGTGCGTATAATCGACTATGGTGATATGTTCAAGAACTGGAAAGATATTATTTGCAAGTACGGTTTCGGAGATAATCTGTTTGATGTATTTGGTAGCATGCTTAGTATTAACCGAATTATTGCCGACGAGTTTTACTTAACTATCCCAGACTGGAATAAGTTACTGGAAAAGGGTAAGAATTTAGCATGGGTTTTTGGATCAGACAAACCTATGATCCGTTACCTAGACAACAATTGGATATTTAATTTTCATGATGCATTTGTGCAAGCTCGCATGACTCCATTGCGTCAGTTATACGATGATGGCACAAAAGGCAGTTACGAATATTTTTACTGGAGTCCCACTGATATTTGCCAAAAGATTATACGTAAACAATGTCACTTATTAGTTAATAATTATCACGAACGTGCTAAACAAGACTTTAGTAAAATTCCTGGTGCTAAACCACACAACCCGAGTTATGGTTGGGAAGTAGATAGTATGAGTCCTGAGTTCGTACAAACTATCTATCCGCGATTGTTTGACTTTGGCGAAACATACTTTATCGAAAAAAATCAAAAGTATATCTTTGGTAACCGAGATCAATGGTACTTTGACAGTAACCACGAAGGTGCTCTTGATCACTATGACATGTATTCAAGCCTTAACAGCAGTTTATACAGTCATTACCATATGTGGATGAACAACGGCAAGCAGATCGAAAACGGATTGAAGAATGCTATAAGCCAAAACTATGTTATATATAGTAGTCCAAAAGAAGATGTTGTTGATACTACATTGGTTACTGGAAAAATCTAATCAAAATGGCTTGACTTTCTATACTATAGACGTTATATTAACATAATACAACAATCTGTAAGTAGAGGATATTATAATGCCAGATACATTTGAAAACATCGAAATTCGTAAAGCCGCGAACGGGTTTATTTTAATCGTTAGCGACGAAGATGACGATGCACGTGAGTATGTCTATGACACCAGTCGTAAACTAATGCGTATGCTCAAGCCTATACTTGAAGGGCGCAAGAACTCAAAACTGGAGCCAGTGTAATGGCTTCGTTGGAAGAGCAAGAACGCACCGTTGAAACTCTTAAACACGGACCCAGAACCTATTTCATCTCCCTCGGAGGCTATGGTGGAGAAATGGTCTATGGGCGTTTGACCAAAGAGCAGTTTACATACTGGAAAGAACGTGAAGAAGATTTTGAAGAGTATATGTGTGATTGGGAAAGGAATTTCCCAGAAATGAAAGAATGGGCTGACGTCCCAGCACATGCTCAAATCGAAGGCGAGTGGCATGACATGAGTGATATACTACACGAAAACGGTTGTGCTGTATCCGGTGCATGGGTGCAAGTTGAAAGCGAAGATCCTCAAGGCAATAAAGAAGAAGTTTTTGATGGAGCGTGGGAAGATTTTGCTGGAAGATATGGCGTTGAAGCCGTAGAAGAAGTTGACAATGAAGAACTGCCCGACGATGCTCCTTATGTTTATTTTGGTATGAGCGTAGAAAAAGGACATTTTCATACATACAGTTTTGAATCTTCAGTGCCTCCACGGTGGAACTTGTTGCGCTATGATACTGCAATATATCCTAACGGCGATACACTCTTTTATGATCTTTACTTTGTTAACGAAGATGGGTCCGTCAATGAAAGTATTAACGTTGAGGATAACGGCGGAGACGGCACAACAGGCAAAGCTATGTATCACGAACTGTTTGAAAATTAGGTTGACACAACCTAATTTCAGTGCTAGTATAGGACACACTTAAACAACAAGCAGAGTTTTGCCTAATGTACAAAGTTACGGAAAAGCGTCTACGTCATGAGTTTGCGAAAATCAGTCGCACAGTGTTTGACGGTGAACTAGAGTTTTCTGCAATTGACGTGTTGGAAATAGAAGACTCTGACAGCGAAGCTGGATGGTGTGTACCTGAAGATGACGGCAACGTTTATTTTGGTGTTATGGCAGAGTTTCCGTGTGTACATTCATTCACAGATACACTTGCCCACGAGATGATCCACTTACATCAGATTGTGAATAACAAGCCTGTAAACCACGGAAAATACTTTAAAAAATGGGTAGAACGTTGTGAGAGTCAAGGTTATTACGCAGATTAAACGTCTTTTTTGGTTGACATTTTGATACCTTGGTGCTATATTATATAGACAATAAGGAATTAGGAGACTCGTCGATGCAAGTAGAACTTAAAGATATTGCCCGTCAAGACCTTGAGATGTTCATTTACGAAGAGCATAAAACTGCTTTTGGTACCAAAGGTCGTCATTACAACTTTGCTAGCATGAGCATGGAAGAGCTTCGTGCAGAAGCTGAGTACATTGCAGATGCATGTGATCGGGTGGCTAAGGAAGAAGCCCGACGAGCCCAAGAGGCTGTTACTGAGTGTGAAAACCTCATCAACAACACTATAAATTTAGGTGCTGGCGACCGTGCAACGGCTCTACGTTGGTTGACTGAGGATGAACGTTTCTATCACAGCCAAGACGTTGAGCATTGGGTTTGGAATCAAGGTGTTCTGTTTACCGATTACGGACGTGAGCTTGTTAAAGAGCTCGAGGCTGTTGTTGTTTATGAAGAGTATGAGGATGCGGCATGAGCAAGACTATTAGCCTTAGTGAAACCGGAGTTGGCGTTGATATAGTTGGAACCAGCTACAGCGGTTTAATCAAAGCCACATACGATGAGCTGGTAGCTTTGTTTGGTGAGCCCGAAGCATCATCTGGCGATGGTAAAGTTAATAGCTCTTGGAATATTGAGTTTTTTGTTGAAGACTTGGAAAATGAAACACAAGACTATGTGATCACTACCATCTACGATTGGAAAGAAAAAGAAACTCCAATGGGTAGCTACGAATGGCACGTTGGTGGACATGGTCCCGATGCACTCTACACACTAGAAGACTATTTACTGGAGCAGAAGCATGCAACCAGCACAAATTGAAATAGAATTTACACAACCGTGGATAAACGAACATTTTGATCTATTCATGAAAAAGGTGTTTGATTTTCATCAACAGTATTCTGCAGATTATTCGATAACTGTGGATAACGCCTGCAACGGGCGTGTTAAGTACATCGCTAAACAAAAGGAAACAGTTAATGGGTGAAGTAGTTGAAGTTCGTGAGTTTTGGGAACGTAAAGTAGACAACGTGTTTATGCGTTTTCAGTATACGGGAGATACCCGTGAGTTTGTTACTGATCTAACAAGACTTGGTTACAACGAAGAAAAAGTTGAGGCTATTCTCGATAACTGGATGGAGAGTATTGATGGTTGAAGATCGTGAAGGGGTGCTTTGCACCTACAAGTACAAGTTTCCTGTGGACAGGTTTGACCGTCCCGGCGGCTTTTATAGCATGGCTGATTTGCCTATTGCTGGACACAAAGTTCTAGTTCGTGAGGGCTATGCTACGGCCCGTGACAGGGATCAAGAGGTCTATGAGATCTACGATGCCGAGAACGATTGGCGTATGGTGGTGCCATTTGCCGATGTAGAATTTCCAGAAAATTCCTAAGTCGTTGAAATACAACACTTTTTTCTAGCACAAAATAGTTGACATTTTGGACAGTGATGCTATACTGTATATAACAGTTAGGAAAGAGGAGTAGGGAATGACAAAGATTTTCAGTTTTTTAGCAGTTGGCGCACTAGGAGCAGGCTTAGTCTATAGCATGAATTCAGCACTGAGCCTTCCTGATGTGCATGTTAGTTACAGCACCAATGAGTGTGTTAAGGTGGTGAACTATGCTTCTACTGCATATTCATGCGAAAATCTCCCTACTAAGTTTTATCATGTTTGGACCAAATAAGAGGTTGACAAACCCGTAATAGGTGCTATACTAAGTGTATAGTTAGGAACAACGAAAACGACATAGGAGCAATAGGAATGTCAGAATCAAGTTTTATCCGTATCGCAGAAGGCACTTACCGTAACGCAGATGTTAGTGGTCAGGTGTTCCGTCTTGCAGAACAATACAAGCACACCGCTAAAGGTGGTCAAGTTACAGTTTATAATGACAACAAGTTTCATGGTTGTCCCGACAAACTTCGCATCAAAATTACTAGCATGAAGCATTATGAGTTTGTGAGTGCAGATGCTACCGATGCAGAAGTTGTTGAAGTAGAAGACAACGATAGCAAATCCGACGAACAACGTATTGAAGAAATCCGTGAGCGTTTTGATATCCTCACTGATATGACTAAGGCTTGTGTTAGTGGTGACATTCGTGCAATGATTGTTAGTGGCCCTCCAGGTGTTGGTAAATCTTACGGTGTCGAACAAGAAGTTGAAAAAGCTACACTGTTTGATCAGATTGCAGGTCGCCCTCTAAAGGCAGATGTTGTTAAAGGTAGCACCAGTGCTATTGGTCTCTACACCACACTCTACAAATATAGCGATGCTAATTCTATGTTGGTGTTTGATGACTGTGACAGTGTGCTGATGGACGATGTTTGTCTAAACCTTCTGAAGGGTGCATTAGACTCTGGCAAGAAACGTAAGATTAGCTGGCTTGCAGACAGTAACCTATTGCGTCGAGAAGGCGTTCCAGACAGTTTTGAGTTCAAAGGTTCCGTGGTGTTTATCACCAACCTTAAGTTTGAGAATGTTCGTTCTCAAAAGATGAGGGACCATTTGGATGCACTTCAATCACGTTGTCACTACCTAGACTTGACCTTGGACACGATGCGAGATAAAATGCTTCGTATCCGACAGATTGCAGGCGATGGTGCGTTGTTTGAAGGATACAATTTTAATCAAGAACAACAGGATTCAATCCTAAACTTCATGGAAAAGAATAAGAATAATTTGCGTGAAATGAGTCTGCGTATGGCGCTCAAGATCGCAGACCTAGTAAAGAGTTTTCCTGACCGTTGGGAATCAATGGCTTTGGTTACCTGCGCTAAAGCAGGTAGCTAGAGAATGCCGGTAGTTACTCCTCCTAGCTCCTAAAAACTAGCGGCATACCTTTGGGCTTGTGAGTTTTCGGATTCACAAGCCCATTTTTTTAATAGACAAAACTTATTCAGGATGCTATAGTGTGATATGATGAAAACATTCAAACACTTAGAAGATTACATACTAACTATTGCAGGCTACACAGAAAACGAAAAAGGTCGTTGGGTAGTAGGCAACTGGGCATATACTAATCAAGCTATTGTAAAGCTAGCACGATATGATGTTAGTGTATTGGATAATTTCGCACATCAAATCGTACAAGGTATAGGCTTTACGCCCAAGCAGGTTGATCTAGCCGCTAAGATTGTTACCAAATATCGTCGCCAACTAGCCAAGCATGCTATTAGTGTTGAACCTGTAGAACAAGGTTCTGTTACTTGTAAACTTCCGTTACGAGATATTGATTACCGACGCAGATTAAAAGTTGAGAACGAAGAACTTAAAGTATTCTTTCCTTTTGATCAAAAGATAATTGAACATTTGAGAAGTTTTGCAAGAGACACCAGTCATGGAACAGTAGCTTGGAACCAAACAGACCGTTATTGGAAAATAGCACTCACTGACTATAACATTATGTGGGCATATAATTCTTTAGTGGCGGACTACAAGTTTGAAACCGATTCAGAGTTTGACGCTCTAATTGAGCTATGTAATAGTTCTGAATACAATGTTCCGCATCTAACACTACGAGATAATGAGATGGTGTTTGTTAATGCACCCTCAAGTCTAACCAACTACATTGCAGAGAATGTTGGTACTGTAGACATGACCAACATCACACGACTGATAGACCTCAGTGGTGTCTGCAAGTACAATGTTGACGAAAGTTTGCTTACGGCTTGTGTTCCTGACACTGTGTCGCACGAGTTTATGCTCAATAGTTGGACTGAAGTATCCGAGTCTGATAGGCTAGTAGACATTGTGCGATACATTGAACATGTGGATCGTTTTCCTATTGCTATCTATCAAAATGCTGGCGAAAGATTGGTAGACTGGTTTAAAGATTTTACTGGGCTTGAAGTTTACAGTGAGCCTCAGCCAGACAAACGCCGTTACATATTGGAAGTTGGAACTAAACTAAACAAAAAAACACTGGACACTTATCCCGTACTAATTACTAGTAACGGATTGATTCGTGGAGGCAGTATACGCCAAGGTATGTTCCAACGAGCAGAAAAAACAATCTTTGTTAGCAACGGTAATGCAAGACCCAATCTTTCACGACTTGGAGTCGTACTTAAACAAGCACTAGAGGAGCAAACTATATGAAATGTTATGTATGTAATAATGAACTTATATGGGGTGGAGATCACGACATAGAAATAGATGAACATGATTTATCATGGAACGAAGGTGGACATACTATCCTAACCAACCTATCATGTAACCACTGCGATGCATACGTGGAAGTATATCACGGCAATGTCATAAAAGATGGATCCGAATGAGTAGATGCATACTACATATTAAAGACGAAGTGAATGTTAAGATTGAAGGTTTAGATCTTAACATGCGTCGTCGACTCATGAACTTGTTTAAGTATGAGATACCTGGCGCACGTTATATGCCAGCAGTACGACTAGGACGGTGGGATGGTACGGTTAGCTTCTTCCAATTGGGAGGCTCAACTTATATCAATCTACT